TACCCGGTCATAGCGGTGCAGACCTACGAGGAGCAGAGGGTGCTCAGCGTGGCCAAGAAGATCGCGTTCAGCAGGAACAAGGAGCTCTACCTGTGGAACTGCAACCGTGGGCTCATGCACGTCACCGAGCACGGTGACACTGTACAGGACCTGTCCGATGGGGGCCTGACGCAGCCGCAGCAGATCCTGTCGCACGTGGAGGCGTGCAAGAACGACGCCGTGTTCGTGCTGCAGGACTTCCAGGTGTTCATAGGCAAGAACCCGAAGATCGACCGGCAGGTCAAGGACCTTGTGGAGGCGCTGCACCAGAGCCGCAAGACCGTGATCATCACCGGGACACACATAGAGGTGCCCAGCGACCTCGACAAGTACATCACGCTGCTGGACTTCCCGATGCCCGACCGTGAGGTGCTGCGCGAGGCGCTCGACGACCTCATCGACAGGGTGTCGGGCATGGACTCCAACGTCACGGTCCGGCTGACGGATGCCGACCGGGAGGAGCTGGTCGAGGCGGCCAAGGGGCTGACGGTGTCAGAGACCAAGCTCGCGGCCGCGAAGACGGTGGTCGCCACGGGCAGGATCGACTCGGACAGCGCGAGGAGCATCATCCAGGAGAAGCGCCAGATAATCCGCAAGAGCGGGACGCTGGAGTTCTACCCGGCCAGCGAGGACCTGGCCGACATCGGCGGGCTCGACGCGCTGAAGGAGTACATCCAGGAGCGCGACCACTGGTGGAACCAGGAGGTGCTCGACTTCGGGCTGAAGTACCTCAAGGGCGTCGTGCTGATCGGCGTGCCAGGAAGCGGGAAGAGCCTGACCGCGAAGACGATGGCGAGCCACTGGGGCCTGCCGCTGATACGGCTGGACATGAGCCGCATATTCGACAAGTACGTCGGCGGGTCTGAGGAGAACATCCGCAAGGCCATGCACGTCGCGGAGGCCGTCGCGCCGTGCGTCCTGTGGCTCGACGAGGTCGAGAAGGCCATGGCTACGGGCTCGGGCGACAACGGCACGAGCAGGCGGGTGCTCGGGCAGTTCCTCACCTGGATGCAGGAGAAGGAGAGCCCGGTGTTCGTGGTGTGCACGGCCAACAAGGTGACCGGAGACGGCGGCCTTCCGCCGGAGTTCCTGCGCAAGGGCCGGTTCGACGAGCTGTGGTTCGTCGACCTGCCGACGCTGGAGGAGCGGGCCGAGATTGTCGACATCCACCTGCGGAAGAAGGGGCGCGAGTTCGCTCGCGAGGACGTGGAGAGGATAGCCGAGGAGGCCGACGGCTACACGGGTGCCGAGATAGAGGCCGCGCTTGAGGCCGCTCTGTGGAAGTGCTACAGCGCGAAGACCGAGCTGACGGCGGAGATGTTCATAGAGTCGCTGAAGCGGTCGACCCCGCTGAAGGACACCATGAGCCAGGAGCTCGCCGCCACGCGGGAGTGGGCGAAGGGCAGGGTCCGGTACGCCTCGAACGCGGCCGGGGCGACGGTGATGTCGGAGGCCGAGCAGTCCATCCAGCTGGAGATCGAGTAGTGGAGGCGGCCGTAAGGCAGTTCCTGCGCGAGCGGCGCATAGAGGTCACGCGGGAGACCGGCAGGGGCGAGCTGAACGCGCGCTGCCCGTTCCCGGACCACAACGACGCCCACGCCTCGTGGTCCATAAACGCCGAGTCGGGCCTGTGGAAGTGCATGGGCTGCGGGCGCAGCGGGTCGTTCGAGTACCTGTACGCGATGCTGCTCGGCGTCGACATCTGGGCGGCGCTCGGCCAGATACGCGAGAAGTATGACGTGGACATACACCGGGTCGTGCGGCTGCGCATAGCCGAGCACGGCGTCTCGCGCAGCGTGTTCGAGACGAAGCGCGACCTGGAGATCCTGTACGGCATGATGGAGAGGTTGTCCGAGCCGCACCCGTACTATATAATGAGGGGGTTCGACAACTGGAGTTGGAGAGAGTGGGAAGGGCGTTTCGACAGGGACAGGGGCATGATCGTGTTCCCTGTCCGCGCGCTGACCGGCGGCATGCGGGCGCTGGCCGGACGCGCCGTCTCCGAGAAGCTGCACCATTGGTATGAGGGGTCTGAGCCCACGACCACGCTGTACGGCATGCACCATTGCCAGCACGCGCGCGAGGAGGTCGTCGTGTGCGAGGGCCTCCTCGACGTGCACCGGCTCCGAAGCGTGCTGCGTTCGGAGGCCGTGGACGTCGTGAGCCTTACCACGGCGTCGATGTCGCGCGAGCAGGAGGCGCTCCTGTCGGCATGGGACGTCGTCTCGCTGTGGCTCGACAACGACACAGCAGGGATCGACGCGCAGGCCAGGATGGCTAAGCGCTTATCAGATGGCGGGAAGAGGGTCAATCTTGTCCCGTACTACACGACAGGCAAAGACCAGGCGGACAAGGAGGTGAGCGACGCGGCGCTGCTGGCCGGTTTCCGAAACCGGCGGTCATACGTCGCGGACCGCGTTGCCAGGCGTGTTGCGGGCATGGATTAGATACACGATTAGAGAGGAGAGAAAGAGATGAGCGACTGGTTTCAGACAGGGTACGACGCGGTGCAGAAGGAGGCCGCAAAGTCCTACCAGGACGAGTTCAGGGTCAAGGAGCACGAGGGGATGCCGGGGGCGGCCCCCGGTTCGCCGGAGGCGCAGGGCGTCCTCGTGAGGTTCCTCTCGGAGGAGCCCAAGACTTTCAGGCAGCACACGTTCAGGCAGGGGACGCGCTGGCCCAGGTTCACGTGCCGGGGGGCGGGGTGCCCCATGTGCAACCTGCTGCACGACAGCCCGCGGTTCGTCGGAGCCTTCACGGTGTACGACTACCGCGACGGCAAGGTGAAGGTCTACCTGCCGGGCATCCGCGTGCTGCGCACGCTCGACAGGTTCAGGATGATGGAGGGCGGGCTCACGGGGCACGACTGGCTCGTGATGCGCTCCGGCGCCGGCACCGACAGCACGTACAACTTCCTGCCGCGACCCGCCTCCGACTTCCCCGCCGGGGCCAAGAACCCGGACGGCACGCTGCAGCAGATCGACATCATCAAGGCGTACGCGCCGCTGTCCCAGGAGGAGCTGACGCAGAAGGCGATGGAGTTCAGCTCGCAGAGCAACCCGCCGCCGATGGCCGGGCAGCCGACCGCGGGGCAGGTGCCGCCGGTCGTTCCGGCGCAGCAGGCCACGGGACAGCAACCACCACCGCAGCAGCCGCAGGACGGCGCTTTCACCGGAGGGGTGAAGTTCTGACCGCGCGACGGGGGGGCATGCGCCCTCCCGTCTTTTCCCGTCGAGGTACCGATGGCCGAGATTATAATTCGGAACAAGACGTCGCTCGTGACCGGGCTGGGACCCGGCGAACGGACGGCGGTCGACCACAGGCTGTCGTACAAGCCCAAGAACTACCAGTGGACCACCGCGTACAAGACCGGGCGGTGGGACGGCAGGCGGAGGCTGTTCTGGAACGGCTCCGCGTTCCCCACGGGCCTGGCCGGGATGGTCCAGGACACGCTACGGGGGCTCGGGACCGCGGTGACCGTGCGCGACGAGCGGACGAGGCCGGTGGGGAACGAGCCGCTGGAGTTCCTCGGCGAGGACCGCGACTACCAGGGGATAGAGGACACGTGCATAGCCGCCACGCGCGGCATAATCAACTTCGCCACCGGGGCGGGCAAGACGGCCGTGGCATCGCGCATCATCGCGCGGCTGAACCTGCCGACGCTGTATATCGTCCCTACGCGGGAGCTTTTATCGCAGACAAGCGGCGAGCTTGAGGACATGCTCGGCGTGGAGGTCGGCCGAATCGGAGGCGGGGTGTTCGATCCGCGCAGGGTGACCGTGGCGACCGTGCAGCTGCTGTACAGGGTCCTGCGTGACCGGCAACACCGGCTGCGCGAACGCCTTCGCCCGATGTGGGACGGCATCGACATACTGGTCGTGGACGAGTCGCACCACCTCGGCGCGTCAAGCTACTACAGGGTGGCGCAGGCAGTCGACGCCTACTACCGGTTCGGGCTCACCGGGACCGCGTTCCGAACGGACAACGCCGACATGATGATCCAGGCCGTCACCGGCCGCGTGCTCGGCAGGATAAGCTCCTCTGAGCTCATCGGCAGGGGCGTGCTCGCGCGGACGCACGTCAGGCTGTACCGGGTGCCGCACGTCACCGTGCGGTCGGACCATTGGAGTGACGTGTACGGGCAGGGCGTCGTCAGGAACGAGAGGCGCAATTTACTTATCGCTGATATTGTATTATCTTTTATCAGTGAGGCCAAGACGGTATTGATCATAGTGAAGGAGATCGAGCACGGCAGGATTCTCACCGGCATGATACCGGGCGCGGTGTTCGTCCACGGGTCGCTGCCCCAGCAGGTGAGGGACGACATCCGCAGGGAGTTCCGCGCTCGGAGGATACCCGCGCTGGTGGCCACGAAGATATACGACGAGGGCGTGGACGTCCCGTCGATGAACGCGCTGGTGATGGCGGCGGGCGGCAAGAGCGCCATACAGACCATACAGCGGGTAGGCCGCGCGCTAAGGAAGTCCGAGGGGAAGGATGAGGTCACGATCTGTGACTTCATGGACGACGGCCACCGGCTGCTCAGGTCGCACGCGGCCAGCCGCATGGCGATCTACAGATCGGAGCCGGGGTTTGAGGTGGAGGTTGTTGATGGACAAGACTCGTGAGTTGACTGTGCAGGAGCGTCTGAACCTGGACATCGTCCAGTGCCGGAGGTGCCTGTACGTGGAGAGCTGCCGGGGGCCGGTCCCGGGTTCCGGCGGGCTATCGGCGCGCATCATGGTCGTGGGGGAGGCGCCGGGTGAGCACGAGGACACCGAGGGGGAGCCGTTCATCGGACCATCCGGCGCGGTGCTGCGCGAGGTGTTCATGAAGGCGGGCGTGGACCTCTCTAAGAAGGCATACATAACCAACATCGTGAAGTGCAGGCCGGTCGGGAACGCCACGCCGCTGCAGAAGGCCGTGGAGGCGTGCAAGGGGTGGCTCATGCGGGAGACGCGGGAGGTGTCGCCGAGGCTCGTGATCATGCTCGGGCGCGTGGCGCAGAGGAACGTCCTGCCGTACACGTCCGACATGCCGCACGGCAGCGGCTGGAGCCTGGACCGGGAGTACCTGTACCTGCACCACCCCGGCTACTGGCTGCGCTGCGGGGGGAGTTCATGGGCGGACGACAACGTCCTGCCCGTTCTCAATACGTTACCATGGAGGGAGAAGGGATGGATCTGATCCAGTACATCGAGGTCGACACTCAGGCCGCCGCTTTTGAGGGCGAGGTCGTCACGCAGCTTGAGATCGAGGAGATGATCGAGAGGGACCTGGCGCTGCAGGCGAGCGTCAAGGAGTCGAAGCGCCGTCGGGACAAGATGAAGCCGAAGTTCCTGGCGTACCTTGAGGAGCACGCGGTCCCGGACCAGAAGGGCTCCCGCAAGATGGAGTTCGTCGCCGGGAAGGTTGAGAGCATCGTCCGTGAGTCCGCCAAGCTGAACGAGGACCGGGCGGTGGAGTTCTGCCGGGGCAGGGGGCTCGACGACTGCTGGAAGGAGGTCACCGTGCGCGTGATCAAGCCAGAGGAGTTCGAGGACGCCGTGAAGAGCGGTGTCATATCGCGCGAGGAGCTGCGCGGGCTCGTGGACATCAAGTCCAACGTCGCGCTGTACGTGAAGCCGCGATGACCGTCGAGAGGCTGTCCGTGAAGACCGGGCTGACGCTGAACCTCGGCAACTACGAGTCGGCCCGGGTGGACGTCGGCGCCGAGGCGGCGGTCGAGGAGGGCGAGGACCCGCGCGCGTGCTACCACGAGCTGTTCAGGATGTGCGAGCTGGAGATGGTCGACCAGGTGCGCGGGATACAGTCGCAGATCGCCGAGCGGGTGCGCAATGCTGCTTCCAGATGACGACCTTCCGCTACTGAGGGCGAAGCTCTCGGAGGCGCTCTCCGCGGGCGTGGTCTCGTTCGACACCGAGACCACGTCCCTCGACATGCACACGCTGCGCCTCGTCGGGTTCTCGTTCGCCTACCACCTCGACGGCCGCATGGAGGCGCACTACTTCCCGGTCAATCCGGTGATCGGTGTGCGGGGCGTCGGGCTGGGCGCCGCGCTTGACATGTTATTCGACGACCGGGACCTCACCGTTGTCATGGCGAACGCGCCGTTCGACATCGGGGTGCTCCAGGTGACGTCGGACGTCCACGCCATGTGCCGCGTGCGCGACGTGCTGGTCATGTCGTGGCTCCTCGACGAGAACCGCAGGAAGCACAACCTGAAGCTGCTCGCGCACGATGTCCTTGGGGTGGACATGCTGGAGCTGAAGGAGGTGGCGGGCAAGAACTGCAACGCGGCCGATGCCGATCCCGTGGAGCTCGCCGACTACTCCATGGACGACGCCCGCAGGACGCTTGAGCTGCACGACGTCTTCCTCCCGCAGCTGGAGGAGCAGGGGCTGATGTCGGCGATGACGAAGATCGAGGAGCCGCTGTACCCGCTGCTGGCCTCGATGAAGCTGAACGGCGTCCAGATAGACTCGGAGCACCTTGAGCACATGCGGGTGCTGTGCCGCAACCACGCGGCGATGCACAAAGAGAGGGTGGTGCGCGCCGTGGGGCGCGACCTGAACCTGAACTCCCCGCAGCAGGTCGGCAGGGCGTTCTTCGACGAGATGGGCCTGCCGAAGCTCGGGGTCACGAATACCGGGAAGCCCTCCACGGCGGAGCCGACCATGCGCGCGCTGTCGCGGGCCGGGCACCGCGTGGCCGATGACCTCCTGCAGTACAGGTGGTACTCGAAGGTGAACAAGACGTTCATCGACGGGCTCACACCGAAGTCGGACACCGGAAGGGTGTACCCGAGCCTGCACCAGATCGGAACCGTGACGGGGCGACTGTCGTCCAGCGACCCTAACGAGCAGAACATCGTCGTGGAGAGCACGGTCGGCGTCCGCGGGCTCATAGTCCCGTACAGCGATGACGACCTGCTGGCGGTCGGCGACTACTCGCAGATAGAGCTCTGCCTGCTCGCGCAGCTCTCCGGCGACCCGGCGCTGATAAAGGCGTTCGTTGACGGGGAGGACATCCATGCGTACACGGCCCGGAGGATGGGCATAAGCAGGACAGACGCCAAGCGCGTCAACTTCGGCGTGGTCTACGGCATGGGTCCGGGGTCGCTCTCCGCTGACCTCGGGATCACGTACGACCAGGCGGCCGAGTACATCGACGGGTGGTTCGGGTCGTACCCCGGCGTGCTGCGGTACAAGGAGTTCGTCGAGGGGCACGCTTACCGGTTCGGCTACGTGAGGACGATATCGGGCCGCAAGCGCAGGCTGCCGGACGCGCGGAGCGGCGACCAGGGAAAGCGCGGGTACGCCCTCCGGCAGGCGCTGAACTCGTGCGTCCAGGGCAGCGCCGCCGACCTCATGAAGCTCGCCATGCGCGACAGCTACCGCGAGTGGGGGAACAGGCCGCCGTGCCGCGTCGTCATGTCGGTGCACGACGAGCTCGTGTACTCCGTCCGGGGCGACTGCGACGCCATCGCCGGCAAGGCGAAGCGCGTGATGGAGGGCTGCCTGAAGCTGGAGGACGTCCCGATACGCGTGGACATGTGCCTGACTAACAGGTGGTGGTACGCGAAGAACGGCGGGGCGAAGGACGCGCCGGAGTGGCTGAGGGAAGGCTGCATTTATAGGGGGATAACATGAAAGAGGGGGGCGCTATGGACACGTTCAAGGAGCTTATTAGCAGGGAACCGGGACTGCTCGACAAGCCCATCGAGGAGCTGCTGCCGATCTCGTCCATCGGCGAGGCCGCGGTGTCAGCCTATCGGTCGCTTGTCAGCAAGCCTGACAGCCTGCCGATGACCGAGGAGCAGAAGCGGGAGACGCTCCGCTACTGCCAGGACGTAAGGAAGATGCTGCTCGCGATAGAGGCGCGGATCGAGGAGGGGGTAACATGAAAGAGGGGGGCGCTATGGACACGTTCAAGGAGCTTATTAGCAGGGGACCGGAGCTGCTCGACAAGCCCATCGAGGAGTTGCTGCCGATCTCGTTCGTCGGCGCGGCCGCGGTGTCAGCCTATCGGTCATGGATCAGGAAACTCGACAGCCTGCCGATGGCCGAGGAGCAGAAGCGGGAGACGCTCCGCGACGGCCAGAACGCGGGCAAGATGCTCCTGGCCATCGAGGCGCGGATCGGGGAGCTGCTGCCGCGAGGTGATCGTGCGGGATGGATTCGAACGGAAGGATCTACAAAGAAAGCAACACGACTGAACTTGCCCATTGACGGGAAGCGAGCTCATGTGGCGAGACAGATATTCAACAACCCCGACGCCGTGGCCGAGGTCATCGCCGAGGCCGAGGAGAACGGGGACATACCCACCAAGACGGCCGTGCTGAACAAGGTGAGGGATCGGAGGAGGCGGGAACGGGCTCATGCCTATGCGAAGGATCGGGTTGAGGCTCCACCAGAGTTGTCGCGCTTCCTTGACGCATGCATCACGCGGCAACGGCAGACCAACATCGTGCTGAGCGACATCGTGCGGAACAAGGAGTACCTGCCTGAGAGCAAGCTTGAGGAGTTCGTTGGGGAGGTCGTCTCCACCCTGCGGATACTGTCCACCGATAGATCGCTTAGGAGGATCATGCATGTTGACAGAGAGACAACTTGAGCGGGTGCGCCAGCAGCTTCGATGTTCCGTCGTTGAGGACGTGTTCTTTGACGGCAGGTACCCGAAGATGCAACTCCTATCGAAGGAGGACATCTATCGGGAGCTCGGCATCCCGTATGCTGACGGCGACTATTTCCAGATACGCGGGATTGACAGTGTCCTTGGTAGGGTACTGGCTGATCTTCGGAAACACCTTCACTTGCGCAACCTAAACTTCGTATCCATTAGGGTGTCGCTGGAGGACGGGCATTCCTACGTTCTGTACGGGTTCACGAATGACGTCAACAAAATAGACGAATGCATATTGAGGTGGAAGAGGTTCTACTATTGTGGAAGGAGGAACGCCGAAAGGGTTGAACATGCCGGAGAGAAACAAAAGCGTCTTCTTCTCGCAGGGCAGGGGAAACTCCTCGGTTCGCAGCGATGAATATAGGGGGCGCTATTTGACGGTTTACGCTGGGCGGCATCTACAGGCGGGTGCCTTGATGGGCGCCTGTACAAAATCATTCTGAGGAGGCCAGGAGATGGCTACGATCACGGTTCCGATGCTGAACGTTCAGGTCTGCAAGCTGCGCATCCGGGGCACCACACCCCTGATAGTGCACAGGTTCACCAAGAAGGCGCAGCAGCAGATCATCGACAAGCAGGGCGGCAAGGCCGCCAACAAGAAGGCGGCGAAGATAGCCGAGAAGGAGTTCGAGGACGCCAAGTACAAGCTGCCGGACGGGCGCGACGGGTTCCCGGCGGTGGCGTTCAAGACGGCCGCCGTGAGCGCGTGCCGCTACGTGGACGGGCTGAAGATGACGCACGTGCGCGGCGCGATGCACGTGATGGGCGAGGTGGTCGACGGCGTGCCGACCAACCTCGTGGCGCTCGACTGCGACGAGCCGGAGCTGCGCTCCGACCCGGTCACCATCAGCCTGGGGAAGAGGGACATCCGGCACCGGCCGCAGTACAACCGGTGGCAGACCACGCTGACCATCCATTACAACGCGAACGTCATCACGGTCGAGCAGATCGTGAACCTTTTCAACAACGCTGGTTTCGGCATCGGGGTCGGCGAGTGGCGGCCGTCGAGCCAAGGATCGTCACAGTTCGGCATGTTCGAGGTGGTCGGCTCTGACGAGGTTGCGTCGTGAGCGCGGCGAGGGGTGAGAGGCCGACGTGGCGCGCCGGGTCGCGTTTCAGCGCGGACCCGGCCATGGTCGCGAGGGAGCTCAGGGTGCTTCACCGGTTCACGTCCGTCCGCGACCAGGTGCGCCACCTCCGGGAGCACGAGGGGGAGTTCCCGACCCTGTGGGGGATACTCCCCACCGACGCGGACTCCGCGCTCTACGAGCTGCAGGTGGCGACGCTGCACCAGGTGTACACGTCGCTCGACCTTGAGGTCGACGTCACGGGCGGGGACGCTGGCAGCAGGACTATAACGGTTCGGGCGTTCCCGAGCAACCCGGACGGCCGGGGCTACGTGGAGATATCGCGCATCACGGAGGCCGACGACCGCAGGGGCTACATCGACAGCATCGAGCGCCGCATCAACGGCCTGCGCAGGGAGCTGTCCGACACGCAGGACTACTTCGAGCGGCGCGGGTACGAGTTCCCCGAGCGGTACGGCGCGCTGCGGCGCGACCTTGAGCAGGCGCTGGTCTCGTGGGAGGGCGGCGCGTGATGTGGCAGGCGGGGCGCGGTCAGGTAGGGTAAGGTACGGTGTGGCGCGGCGCGGCGCGGCTGGGCAGGCAAGGCTGGGTTCGGCGTGGCAAGGCGCGGCAGGGCAGGGCAAGGCGCGGCAGGCGCGGTTTGGCAGGCACGGCGAGGCATGGCAAGGCCGGGCGTGGCAAGGCAAGGCATGGCAGGCAGGGCGCGGAATGGTTAGGCTGGGCGTGGTTAGGCTGGGCGTGGCATGGCCCGGCAGGCGAGGTTTGGCTGGGCGTAGTTAGGCATGGTTCGGCAAGGCAAGGCATGGCAGGCAAGGCAAGGCGGGTCGGGGCGAAGCTTGGTTAGGCACGGCTTGGCATGGCTGGGTTTGTGAGGTGTGCAGGTGGGTGATCTGATACGGTGGTCCGAGATACACAGGCAGATAGTAGAGGCGCGCGACTTCGACACGATAGGGGCCATGCGCGGGAAGCTGGAGGTGCTCGACGTTGTCGCCAGGCAGCGGCACGAGAGCCTGCAGGTCCGCAACCGCATAGACCGCTACCACATAGAGCTGGCGTGGCGGGCGGCCGAGCTGTACAAGCAGCTCCCGGAGAGCCGCGGGCGCAGGAGGGCCGGGGATGGCGGGTCCACCTCGAAGCAGGACGCGCTCGACGGGCTCGGCGTGGCGAAGACGACGATGTCCCGCTGGGTCGAGACGCTCGACATACCGTTCAAGCGGCGGAAGCTCGACACCTACGAGGCCCGGTGCGACGACGAGGACCGCCCGCTGACGTTCCAGGGGTTCCGCAAGTTCGCGCTCGACGGCGACGAGCGGCTGCGCGGCGTCAAGCGGCGCGTCACCATCATCATGCGCGGTGGGGAGCCGGTGGAGGTGCGGAACTGTCCGTCCTCCATCGAGATCGAGGTGTACGACGAGGACTTCGACGAGCGGAGGCTGCTCACGTGACCGGCATCGAGAAGTTCATGGCCGCCATAAACGAGCGGTTCGGGGAGAACACGATACTGCGCGCGTCCGACCTCCCGACGCTCGGGCGCGTGTCCACCGGGTCGGTCGTCCTCGACTGGGGCATAGGCGGCGGCATAGCCATCGGCCGCATCACGGAGCTGTACGGCTACGAGTCGGTCGGCAAGACGCTCGTCGCGCTGAGGATAGTGCGCAACTTCCAGGAGGCGTTCCCCGAGCGCTCCGTGGCGTGGGTCGACACGGAGCAGTCGTGGGACGAGGAGTGGGTGCGCCGCGTGGGGGTGGACCCGGCCCGCGTCTGGATAGCGAAGCCGGACACGCTGAACCAGGCGTTCGACATAATGGACGTGTTCGCACGCACCGGCGACGTGTCGCTCGTGGTGCTGGACTCCCTCGGGGCGTCCGCCCCGCAGGAGGAGCTCGACGTGTCCATGGTCGACAAGAAGGCCGCCGGGCTCAAGGCGCGGACCGGGAACTGGGGCATGCGCAAGCTGCAGTCGGCGCTGAACTACTCCCGTAGGATGGGCCATGAGTCGACCATCCTCGTGATAAACCACACCTACATGGGCCTGTCGGGGTTCCGCCCGACGAAGGAGACGCCCGGCGGCAAGGGCAAGGACTACGCGGACGCGCTGAAGGTGGAGCTGTTCGTCCGCAAGGAGCTGCGGTACCCGAAGGAGATCGACCCGAACGAGGACCAGTACGGCCAGCGCGTAGGGTTCTATGTCAAGAAGTCCAAGGTCGGCATCCCGCACAGGCGCGGGGAGTTCGAGGTGTTCATCCAGCCGTACCACGGCTACGACGTCGGGGACTTCTCACTGCTTGAGTACGTGCCGTTCCTCGTGAACGCTGGCATCCTGTCGAGGACCGGTGCGTGGTACACGCTGCCCGACGGCGGGCGCGTGCAGGGGGCGCAGGCCGTGGCTGACTGGCTTCGCGGGCTCGACAGTGTCGAGCTTGACACGATGAGGAGGGAGTGCCTTGAACGAGTTGCCGAGCTGGATGTACCGGACGAGCAAGGAGATGAGCCGGAGGCAGGAGACGCGGCTGGCGAGGGAGCTGGGCGGGACGGTGCAGCGGGGGTCGGGGAACCAGCCGACGAGACCGGGTGATGTCCTGCTCGACGACTTCCTCGTCGAGGCTAAGATAACGAGGGCGTCGCAGTACACGCTGAGGGCCGCGTCGGTCGAGAAGATCGACAGGGAGGCGGCGAGCCAGAACCGTGACTGGGTCCTGGTCATAGAGATGGCCGGGCGGCGGCTCGCCGTGGTGTCGTACGACACGTTCAGGGAGGTGGTATGCTGAAAGACGTCATCAGGAACATCCGCTCCCAGGAGGGGGCGCTTGTTGACGAGCTCGACCACTGGCTGATGACCGGGTGCCAGGAGGAGCCGGACGCTGAGACCGTGGCGCGGCGCGCGCGGTACCTGCACCCCTCCGCGATGGGGAGGTGCTCCAGGGCCGTGGTGTACGAGAAGATCGGGGTGTCGTCCGGGCGCTCGGTGAGCGCGCAGCTGCAGCGGGTGTTCGACAACGGGCACTCGTTCCACCGGCGCATGCAGCGGTACTACGGCGCGATGGGCGTCCTGCACGGGACGTGGGCCTGCGACGCCTGCGGCAAGCGGTGCCGCGTCCACGGCGCGCAGCCGGGGTGCCCTGAGCGTGCCGCACCGGCATGGGAGTACCTTGAGCCCAGGTTCAGGGACGAGGAAGAGCGCATATCCGGCCGGTGCGACGGCATCGTGTTCCACGGGGGCCGGAGGCTCGTGCTTGAGTTCAAGTCGATAAACAACAGGGGGTTCGTCTCGCTCTCCGGTCCGAGGCACGACCACATGGCCCAGGGGCAGCTGTACGCCCACGAGTTCCGAGCCGACGGGGTGGTGTACCAGTACGAGAACAAGGACACGCAGGCGATACGCGAGTACGTGATGCCGCGGGACGACATGCAGATACTGCTCCTGCTGGAGAAGGCCCGCGACATATGGAAGTGCATACTGACCGCCACGCTCCCGGCCCGCGTGTGTCCGTCGGTCGCTGACGCATACCGGTGCGACTACAAGGACGTGTGCTTCAACGAGTTCTTCGATCCAGCACCGTATTTTGAATCGTGGAGGGAACGATATGGCGCAGAGCTATGACGAGAAGGTGACCGAGTACAAGGCCACGCGCGAGGGCATGGCGGCCGCACTGAGGAACGACCTGCCGACGCCGCGCAGGCTGGAGCAGCAGGAGATAGACTTCGCCAACGGGTTCATGTCGCAGAACGTGGCGACGCTCTCCGACGAGGTGCTCATGCGGTACTTCCACCTGTTCGTGGGGCTGCACGACTACGCCGGATGGGAGCTCGCCGCGTCGTCGGCCGACCTGGAGGCCGCGACGGAGGTGTACAACTTCACCGTCGCCACGGTGAAGCTCCAGGCTCCCGACGGCATGAAGCCGAGCCAGGCCGACGCCTGGGTGAAGACCCGGATGGAGATCCAGCGGCTGAACCAGGAGCGGCTGAACCAGCGGGCGCGGCACGAGCTGCTGAAGGCCCTGACGAAGGGCTACGAGGAGAAGTCCAAGCTCTGCAGCCGGGAGATGACCCGTCGCCTGAGCGCGGCGAACATAAACTCCACGAAGCTGGGCGTCACGTGATCCCGGCGGTGTTCTCGTACGGCATGCCGAAGACCGGCACCACGCTCATGCTCAAGGCGTTCATGCGGTGCCGCGGGGTATACTACTGCCGCATCCGCGAGGGGTACTCGATACACCCGATGAACAGCGAGACGGGACTGTGCGACGTCGTGCGGTGGAACGGGGGCCACCCCATCGTGCTCGTGCGGACCTACCGGCACCCCGTCGACGTGATGGAGGCGCTGTTCAGGATTCACGCGGACTGGGGCGACGCTGAGCTCCGCAGGTTCGTCGGCTTCTACCGCGCGGAGTTCGAGAACACGGCGCGGTGCGTGCGCAGGATACTGCGCGGGGAGTGCAACAGCCCGCAGTACCCCACGCGGGTGGTGTTCGCCGAGATAGAGTTCGGGGGCATCGGCAGGGGGCCGATCCTGGAGGAGTTCCTGGCGCGGCTCGCGGGGCCGCTCAGCCCCATGGCGGTCGACGCCGTGCGGGGGTACCTGACAGGGACATGGGGCCGCAGGCCGTCGCGCGACGGCAGGCTGAGGCGGATCATCGAGGGGCGGCCGGTGCCCAATATCCTCAGCGACCGGCAGATCGACTACGTCGTCACGGAGCTGTCCGACGTGATAGCCGCCATGCGGTTGCGGTATAGCAACCGCCTCGACGGGTGGGAGGACGAGTATGGGAGACGATAGGTGGAAGGGCTTCGAGCGCAAGGTGGCGGCCAGGTTCCGGGGACGGCGCGTGGTGCGGCCGGACTGGGGGAAGCCGGACCTCGACGTGGTGGCCGAGCCGTTCGGCATCGAGTGCAAGTACCGCAAGAGCTTCTCCTACGAGCGGGCACTTGCCGAGGCCGAGCATATTGTGGATACTGTTCCTGAGCGGTCCGGCCTGCTGCCGCTGGCGGTGTGCCAGCACCCGGGCGAGCGCGGGCGCGAGATGGTGGCCTTCCGCCTCGGCATGCTCGGCAGCGTGCTCGGCGTGGCGTTCGCGTCCAAGGCGTTCGACGAGGTGGCCGTGATGCCGCTGAAGTATTTCATGGCGTCAGGGAAGGCGATCAGGATCAGGTGCGAGGGGACGGAGGCGCTCCCGCTTGACGACCTCTGCGACCTACAGGGGACGCTGAAGGTGCTGACCGACGAGAACGCGGCGAAGCTGCGCGAGAGCATCCTGCGGTTCGGTTTCTCGTTTCCGGTGTTCGTGTGGGGCAGGGCCAAGCGTTACATCGTGGACGGGCACCAACGCGTCGAGGTCCTGAAGCGCCTGCGCGACGAGGGGTACGAGGTGCCGGACATACCGGTGGTCCCGATCCATGCTTCGTCGAAGGCCGAGGCGAGGAAGAAGCTCCTGACCGCCGTATCGCAATACGGCGACGTGTCGGTCACCGGGCTCGCCGACATGCTTGACGACATGGACGCCGCCAACATGGACCTGTCGTCCGTGGTGGCCATGCCGGGCATCGACCTGTCGGGGTTCTTCGAGTCCCTTGAGTCGGACGGCATCCCGGTCACTGATGGCGTTGCGCCGGTGGCCGAGGACACCGACATCGACACGCTCGCCACCAGCATGGAGTGCCCGAAGTGCGGGTACCGGTGGTGAGCACGGACCGTGACGCTCCGGTGGGAAGGAAGAGGTCGTACACGATGTCGCGGATACGCAGCAGCGGCACTCGGCCGGAGCTCATGGTCGAGTGGTTCCTGCACACCGTCGGCGCGTCGTTCGAGTGGCAGCCACGAATCCACGGTCGGCCGGACTTCCTCGTCGAGGGGCGGGTTGCCGTGTTCGTCGACGGGTGCTTCTGGCATGGCTGCCCGGAGCACTACAGGGAGCCTAAGACGCGCGCGAGTTTCTGGCGGGCCAAGATATCAAGGAACAGGGGGCGCCGTGAGGAGGTGCTTCCGGTCCTGCGCCGCTCCGGGTACACTGTCATAAGCATATGGGAGCACGCCGTCAATGACGGATCGTACAAGGGCGAGCTTTGGCTGGCGATGCCCCGGTAGACCCATTAGACACATATGCAGTATGGAGATAGGATGCTGAGCAGGGTTCCGACTGTTATCTCAACGTTTGCCGGATGCGGTGGGTCATCGCTCGGTTACAGGTGGGCAGGTTTCAATGAGCTGCTCGCAGTGGACTTCAACGCCAACGTGGAGCGGTCGTTCAACGCCAACTTCCCAGACGTCCCGTTCTGGCGGCGCGATATCACCGAGGTCACGGCCGGGGAGGTCCTGTCCTTCTGCGGAATCGGGAAGGGTGACCTCGACGTTCTTGACGGGTCGCCACCGTGCCAGGGATTCTCGATAGCCGGAAAGCGCAACATACAGGACCCGAGGAACAGCCTGTTCGGCGACTTCGTGCGGCTTGTATCCGGGCTGCGCCCGAAGGTGTTCGTCATGGAGAACGTTCCGGGCATGGCTATAGGGACATACCGCGGTGTCTTCAACGAGGTGTTGACGGTCCTGCGGTCCACCGGCTACTCGGTGCTGTGCAGGCTGATGAACGCGGCGAACCATGGCGTCCCGCAGAGCAGGCGGCGTCTCATCTTCATAGGGGTGCGGCCTGACCTCGGAGTGCCACCGGTGTTCCCAGACCCGCTCGGCGGCGTCATGACATCCGGCGACGCCATCGACGGGGTGGACAGCTCCGACGAGGAGCTTGCGTGGGCCAGGTGGCTGGCTGATGACCATGACTGCGCGTCATCGAAAATTGTCAAGAGAGCATTTCTACTGATGAGACCCGGCGAGAATGGATCAAGATATTTTGATGGTAAATATTTTAACTATGTCAAACTGCATCCTGACAGGCCGTCGCCGACCATACTGACGATGCCGACAGGGTACAGAAACCGTTACTTCCATTGGAGTGACGCGCGCAATATAACCGTGTCGGAATGCAGGCGGCTCTGCTCGTTCCCGGATTCGTTCAGGCTGTCCGGCAGGCTCCATGAGCAGTGGACGCAGCTCGGCAACTCCGTGATGCCGCGCTTCATGGAGGCCGTGGCCGGGACCGTCAAGAGGGACATACTGGGGGTATGACATGCCGAGGACTCTGAAGCAGATCGTGGCGAACTGGGAGCACTACGGGACGGTCGACGCGCAGGACCTCGCCGCGCTGGTCCGGGCCGTCAGGAAGCACGACCACACGGTCGCCGTGCTTGAGGGTAAGGTGCTGTCAGCCGAGTCGGACAGCAGGCGGCTGATGAGAGAGGTCGACGCGCTGCGCGACTACAAGGGAAGGACGCTCCACAGGCTGAAGAAGCTTGAGGAGGAGGTCCGGGAGCTGAGGAAGGCGGCCGCGATCCGCGGCCGGGAGACCGGGCAGGCCGGGGGCGGGGCGGTCTCCCTGGAGGGAGAGAACGATGAGGGACATGATCGAGAACATCGAGCTTGACCCGCCGAGTAGCAGGCTCGTGACCGTGAGCCACACGGTCATGGTCCTGGACCGCAGCGGGTCCATGCAGGCGATCCGCAGGCTGGCCGTCGACGGGGTGAACGAGCAGATCCAGGCGTGCAAGCGGGCCGAGACGACGTTCAAGAAGCGGTTCACGCTCGTGACGTTCAGCACGTTCGTGGACGACCCCGCGTTGCTGGCCGTCGACGTCGACGCCCTGTCGGGCACGTACCTGACGATGGAGGACTACCGCCCGGACGGCCTGACCGCGCTGTACGATGCGGTCGGCAAGACCATCAGGATGTTCGAGGAGCGCGACAGGGGCGGGTCCACGTTCCTGTTCTGCGTGCTGTCGGACGGGCAGGAGAACAACTCCGTGGAGTTCGACGGTCCGGGGCTCGCCGAGCTCATACAGGCGAAGACCGGAAAGGGCAACTGGACGTTCACCTACCAGGGCACGGGTGTGGACCTCTCGGTGATGCGGTCGCTGAACATTCCGGAGGACAACATCCAGGTGTACCGGGACTTCTCTGACCGGAGCTTCGCCACCCTGACGTCGGACAGGGCCGTGGGCACGCAGCTGTACTTCGCGTCGCTGTCGAACGGTGACATGTCATCGAGCGACTTCTACACGAGCTCTGGTGTAGAGGTCTACCCGAACCAGGAGGATGGCGATGCCCGGCGGCCGCAAGACGATACTGAATGAGGAGCTCTCCAGGCAGTACTGCAACTACGTCAAGATCGGCATGACCGAGAAGGACGCGGCCGTGCTGTGCGGGGTGGACATCACCACCGTGATGCAGTGGAAGCGCAAGGGCCGCGCGGCGTACGACGACGACACCGTGGAGTTCGGCGAGAGCACGAACATGTACGTCGACTTCTTCCTTGAGGTCGACAAGGCCAAGCGCTTCGCCAAGCAGCTGTGCCTGCAGACGATAGTGCAGGCGCTGCCGAGCGACCCGAAGCTGTGCCTGACGTGGCTCGGGCGGAAGTACCCGGATGAGTGGGGCCGCAAGGACTGGCCCCGGATGCAGCAGAACACGCTCGTGCTGCAGGAGACGGGGCTCATCGGGAAGGATGGGAGAATTGACGTCGACGGAATCCGCGAGAGCATTGCTCGCGCACGGCGAACCTTCACTATCGACGATATTGGAGCTCAGGAGCGACTTGTGCCTGGAGATGGAGCGGCTGCTGACAATCCAGGAGCAGGCACGGCTTCCTGACGTCCAGGCGGACGCCGAGTACACGGAGGCGCTTGAACTCACCATAGTGGAGCTCGCGCAGTGCCTCGATGCCATCCAGGGCTCCGTCGAGCTGTACGACAGCACCCTCCGCTACGCCGAGGACCCGGTCCGGTTCATCAACAACGAGTGCTCCCTGTTCAACCCGGACAAGGAACCGGCCATAATGCCGTTCCACCTGTACGACTACCAGGCCGAGTTCATCGAGAGGCTGCACATTGCCTACAGGAACGACGAGTCGCTGCTCACCGAGAAGACCCGGCAGATGGGGATGTCGTGGCTCTACATGGCGTTCTTCCTGTGGGCGCTCCTCTACGACCCGGACTTCTCGGGCATCGTGCTGAGCTACAACATCCGGCTGGTCGACGACGGCGGGTCGGAGAGCAGCATCAACTCCCTGCTCGGCAAGCTGCGCTTCATGTACGACCTCCTGCGCGCGCCGCTGCGCGGGGTCCTCGCCGTGAAGTACCTGAACGTGCGCAACCTGCGCACGAGCGCCTACCTCGTCGGCGAGACGGCGCACCCGAACGCGGGGCGCGGCGGGTCGTACAAGATAGGGCTGTGGGACGAGACCGCGCTGTCGGTTAAGAGCGAGGAGGTGTTCAGCGCCTTCTACCAGGCCACGCGGTGCAGGTGCTACAACTCGACTCCGCGCGGCAAGGGCAACGTCTTCGCCCGCCTGCGGTTCGCGGCGGAGTCCACGGTGAACGTCGTGACGCTGCACTGGACGCTGCACCCGGAGAAGGGCGCGGGCGCGGTGCAGAACAAGGACGGCAGGTGGACGTCACCGTGGTACGAGCACGAGTGCCGGGACATGACCCCTGCGCAGATCGCGCAGGAGCTCGACATCGACTACGAGACGTCGGTCGAGGGCAGGGTGTACGAGAAGTTCAGGAGCACGGTGCACGTGCTGAAGGAGGCCCCGGAGTTCCGGCCGGAGTTCGAGACCATCATAGCGTGGGACCTCGGCGTGGCCGACGACACGTTCGGGGTGGTGTTCCAGCGGGACCCGCAGGGGTCGCTCCTCGTGTTCGACGAGGTGGTCGGGACGGACGAGGACATAAGGTTCTACATAGACCTCGTGTGCGGGGTGCGCCCGTCCGAGCTCGACTATGTGTTCGACAAGAAGCTGGAGGCGTACGAGCGGTTCCTCGGCAACGCGCAGGAGCACGACTACGCGGGGTTCGTCCAGGTGGCCGGGCCGGACGCGGGCCAGCGCAGCATAAACAGCAAGACCTCCGTCCGCCAGCAGTTCACGACGGCCGGGCAGATCGGCCGCGCCAGCGGCAGCTCAGACAGGCGGTACAGGGACATGCGGATGGTCGCCATGAGCGGGTACAAGATCCTCGACCGGATAGTCGCCACCAGGAAGGTGATGGACCCGGCGAGGCAGCGGTTCTACGTGTCCCCGGTGTGCGTGCACACCATAGAGCACCTGTCGAACTACGCATGGACGAAGACGTCGGAGGGCATGAACAGGGAGGTGCCGGATCACAACTGGGCCTGCCTGCGCGGTGATGTCAGGGTGCGGACGCTCAACGGATGGGTTCCGATATCGGAGGTGTCCGCTGGGGACTTCGTGTGGGGGTACTCAGAAAAGGAGCGCCGCCTGGTTCCGGCTGAGGTCGGCAATGCCGGAAGGACGGGCGTCAATGCAAGGCTCCTTGAGGTCGGCATAGACAGCGGCCGGTCGCTGTTCTGCACGCCGGAGCACCGGCTCATGCTGAGGGACGGCTCGTACCGGCGCGCCGATGAGCTGGCCGTCGGTGACGGTCTGATGCCGTTCTACGAGAGACTGAACAGGAGCTACATCCGCGTTGACCTCAACGACGGGACGTTCGCCGATGAGCACAGGTTCGTGTACAGCCGGTTCAACGGTTCGCTTGGGGAGACCGGTCTCCACGTCGACCATATCAACCACAACAGGTTCGACAACAGGCCTGAGAACCTGCAGCTGCTGTCTGTGGATGACCACTGTCAGAAGACGTTCCGGGGGAAGAGCGCCGAGGAGAGGAGGCTGGTGGACGCCACACCTGAGCGTGATTTCTACAACTCACGGTCCGGCTACTTCAAGTGGTGCAAGAACTGCGGGGAGGAGTTCTTCGGGACGCACAAGCGGGCTTACTGCTCTCCGCGCTACCGTGATGAGTACAGGAAGATGCGCGATAGGGCGCAACTCATTCCGAGCCGGTCCGACGAGGCCAGGCTTGAGAAGAACAGGAAGGCGGGGGAGAAATACCGCAGGAACGGGAAGAACCACAAGGTCAGGTTCATACGCTCCGCGGCCTCCGCCGACGTGTACGACCTGTCCGTACCTGAGCTCGGAAACTTCGTCGCCGAGGGTGTGGTGGTCCACAACTCGCACGGGGCTGACGCCGTCGGGTACGGCGTGCTGTACTTCTCAAGGAGGCGCGAGGTGAGGATGAAGCCGGACCTGCACGGGGACCGCGTGCGCCGGACGACCCGGAACCTCGGCACGCCGATGAGGGTTGGAAGGTGATGGACCTCATAGACTTCATAGAGATAGGTGAGTACGCGGAGACGCGCCGCCTGCTGCGGGTGTTCGTGGAGTGCGGGCCGATGGAGCGCCCGTACGTCCTGTCGGTTGATGGTCTTGTGGCCGGGTCCGGACATGCGGGGGCAGGGTTCGAGCGCGCCGTGTTTTTCCGTGCGCGCGTCTTCGGCCTGAGGACGGACGTGGACCTGTCCGACATCTCCGACGAGTGGACGTTGAGGGTGTCGGCCACCACGGCGACCGGGAAGTTCCTGTCCCACACCATTCCCTCCAAGACGGTCCTGGGCAGCGTCATCATCCCGATCGTGCGTCTCACCTTCGATTACGGGTACACGCTGGGCGTGACGATGCCCCGGGCCGATATTGCCCAGCGGTGGGGGGATGAGCATGAATAGAGGATGCTCAGGGGTTTACTTTTATCAGATATTATCTTATTTTATATACATGACAGGCGGAGGGGTCCGGGTGAGGTGTCCGGTGGCGTCGGTGCCAACACACCACGCCGCCGCACCTCGACCGTGCAGACACCACGCGGGAGCGGACGCGCCGTTAGTCCGGCCCGGTGCCCCGATGCCGTTTCAGGAGGTTAGGACATGAGGTTTTCGCTCTGCATCGGTGACCTTGAGGTCCGCATGAACCAGCGGGTTCATGCGCGCGAGATAGTGCGGTGGAGCGGGGGGAAGGACGGGAAGGCGTGCCGCGTGCTGGCGCTGTGGGAGGACTCGGAGAGCGGGCCTGAGCTCCGCTTCGTAGGCGGCAGGCCGTTCGACCAGGGTGTGGACACGCTCGTTTTCTGGCGTCTCGCGGCGGTGGGCCAGGCGGTGTTCACCCTATCCCACGAGACGCTGACGGACGACGACTGAGGTGGCGGGATGATAAAGCAGATACCGATCCTCGCCTCGCAGAAGCGGCTCGCCGCCAAGGTGCGGGAGCTGGTGGACGCGGTCAACCGCATAGAGAGGCGGCACGCGGAGACGGACGAGCTCGCGGCGCTACCGTACGACGGGCCGCCCGACCTGGTAGGTCCCGAGGGGGTGCTGCGCAGGATCGACCCGGACGACGATGGGGGTGCCTGATGGTGCGCGTCGGTGAGCGCGTAGGCGCAGTGCTCAGCTCGACCGGGGACGAGGTGCTGTTCCTCGGGTACGGCGTGTACGAGGGGGACGCCGTGCCGCGCGAGGCGGTGGGCTTCATGGCCGATGCCTTGCGCGGTTATGGGCACAAGAACCCGTGCCTGCTCCTGGACTCCGGGAAGCGCGTGTTCGGCTGCGAGTGCTGGTGGGGGTCGGAGGCGTGCGTGCGCGAGATGCTGGACGGTTATCGTGCCCTCGGCCGTAGCGTTGTCGAGACCGACATCGACAGCGCCCGCCAGGATTTCCTGAAGGGGGCAGAGGGCGCATGAACCTCGCGATCCTCCGGTTCGTCGTGGGACTTGTCGCCGGTGGCCTCATCACCCTTGGCGTCATAAGCCTGGCCGAGGGTGCGGTCGTGGTCGGGATGACGGGCATGCTTACGAGCCTCCTCATGCTATGGGTTGTGGTCAGGGCGGGGCCGTCGAGGTGAGCGTCAAGGAGATCGTGGCAGCCTACCTGAGGGAGCACGGGTACGACGGGCTGTACTTCGATGAGTGCGGGTGCCGCGTCGATGACCTGATGCCGTGCGGTGAGTGTTGCTCTCGGTGCCTGCCTGGATACCTGGTCCGCTGTGATGAGATGCTTGACGGGCTTTGCATCGGGCCGAAGGAGGGAGACGAATGAACCAAGATGTTGTATCAATGATAGTAAACGGTATGTCCAAAAAGGCCGAAGAGCGGAGATCGAAAACGCAGATGACTTTGGGGGATTTGATCAAGGAATTAGAAAATCTCCAACCTGAAGCGACGATACATGAGTGCGGACATCTCCACTCTTACCGAGGATATTATAGCGACCTATGTGTGCATTCGGAAGGCAACAACTCGGTCAAGCACTTTCTGGAAGAATGCAAGAATGCGCTCGGCGCCTGTTTCGAAGGCTGGAAGGGCGGCGAGTTCTGGATGACCGGCAATACCCCGATGTGGCATGCGCCGGAGGGTTGTTGTGGTCCGAGAATCATGTCACTGCGAACCGATGATGAGGGCGTCTACTTCGTCACCGAGGAGGAATCACATGACGTTTGACGAACTCATCGAGGGCACCACACCAGGTCCATGGAAGTGTGATCAAAGGGGTGGTCGTGTTGCTGTTTATCCAGCGAATGAAACACACAGCTGTCTTGCAGGGGCTCAGGATTGGGCAGTGCATCACAGCAATCGAGGAGCGAAATATGAGGACTACAAGCTTAACTGGAGCATGGATGCCGAGGCCAAGGCCAACGCCAGGCTCATTGCCGCTGCCCCAGATCTATTACGCCGACTCCGGAACTTGCTGAAGGTGGTAGGCGCGCCGGGTACGTGCAAAGGTTGCGGAGCTGCGATCCTGTGGGTAACAACGAAAAACGGGAAGGCCGCGCCCTACGATCCCGACGGCGAGACGCACTGGGCCACGTGTCCTAACGCAAAGAGGTTTAAGAAATGACGTTTGACGAACATGGCAATTCATGGCCGGGCGGCTACCGACATGCCTTATCGCAAGCTGAGCACGGGCGCTGGAATGCAACACACTATCCTGGCACGCGGCAACTATGCAGCGAATGCGGGCAGCCGACTGAGCGGTGTGAAGCGGACGAGATAAGAGACGATGAGGGCAATCCGTTATGCGCTACGTGCGCCGCTGAATTGGGGGTATGGGGTGACGCTTGACGAGATCCGCAAAGAAATCGAAACCAGATGGGGCGGGATCACCGAGTACGAGGAAGAATCGGTCAATGCGTTGGAGAAACGCATCCTTGCTGATGCAGCAGGGGAAGACGAGATACGCGCCCGCGCTGATAGGATCGAGGAGTTGGAGAATCGTGAGAAGGAGCTCAGCTCCCAGTACCGTATCGACCTCGAAAAGAAAAAAGCCGCATATGACGAAGCATGCAAGCGCAAGGATCACCCCGAACACCCCACCTACTACACGCACGACGTCAACGACAGCCAACCTCCGCACGATTACGCGCCCATGGACATGAAGCACGCGATCGAGCAGCGAAAGCGGGAGGAAAAGACGCAGTCTGGTTGCCCCGTGTGCCACTGGCCCCCCAATCCAGCAGGTTGGCATGCCCCCTGGTGCACACCTCGGATGCGCGAGGATCACGAGATCGCGGAGAGGGCGCGGTATCAACTCCGCATCAGCTCAACGGCATCCCACACGTACCTTGTGGTCAACACCGACGAGCCGTACGCCGAGCAGGTGTTCGACCTGATTCACAGGCACGAGCAAGAGAAGGGCACCTGGGATGGCGCGGACGATTTCCAAGGTTTCTGCCAAGAGCTTAGAGATAGAACCGCACTATAACGGAGGGAACGTTAATGAGCACTGACATTGCTACGACGAGGAACTTCACCGTGACGCAGTTCATGGGGGGCGAGGAGCGCGGGCTCAGCCTGCAGATCACGCCGCGCAACACGCCGCTGCTCCCGGAGCGCCCAACCGGTCCAGGCGGGAGCGTGACGCCGGGGGACATGCTGCAGGTGCAGACCTACGTCCAGCTCACGCGGGAGGACGTGGCCGAGCTCGTCCCGGTGCTGAGGCGGTGGCTCTGGAGGAGGCGCGTGAACGCTAAGCTGCTCCTCCAGGCCGCGGCCGGTGCCTGCGGGGCGGCGTTCGGCGTGGGCGTCGTCAGCATGCTCGGCGGTTTCGGTACCTACGGGGTGCTGCTCGCTGTCTCGGCGCTGCTGGCGTACGCCGTGGTCCTCGCCGTCATAAGGAGCCGCTCGTGAGCGAGGCGCTGACGTTCGACGAGATCCGCAAGGAGATAGAAACGAGGTGGAATGGTACCACCGAGTACGAGCGACGATACCGAGAGGCACTTGTTGGCCTGGTCAGCAGAGTAAGGATAAATACGCGCCGGACGATGGTCCATGATGACCGGTTCAAGGCCGAGAACGCCCAAGAGCGGCTCACCGAATTAGAGGACCGCGTCCAGGCGTTGGAGGACCAGGAGAGGAGGCACAGTGCTCATCCGGAGCACCCCGCTGACTATGCGTACGAGCCGTGCGGCGGGGTACCGGAGAGCCGTGAGGTGCTCCTCAAGACGGCGGAGGTCCGCGACGCGCCGGGTGAGGTGAGCCAGGCCGGTCTCGACGCCCTTGCCGACGCCAACGGCGAGGACGCCGCGCGGGAGCTCGGGGCGATACTCGCCACGCACGCCGTCGGCAGGCTGCGCCCCGCGCACATGCCCGTCCTGCAGAGGAGCCACGAGATAGCCGAGCGGGCGCGGGAGCAGCTGGAGTGGATCGGGAACGAGGAGGTCCCGGCATGGCCCGCCCACGCGGTGGTGCGCATGCTCCGCTACGTTCTTGACGGCGAGGAGGAGTGATGCCCACCATCACGCATGCCAAGACAGCGTACGAAAGGTACAGGTGGTTCCTTATCTTGATGGGGTTGTGGCCCGAGCATCCGACGGATGCCAACGACAGTCGACCTCCGCACGATTACGCGCCCATGGACATGAAGCACGCGGTCGAGCAGCGAAGGCGGGAGGGAGAGGCCGTGGGCGTGTGTCCGGTGTGTGGATGGTTGCCGCAAATACCAGGTCCGACAGGCGTCCAAATCGGAGGACACGAGTACTGGTGTACCCCTCAGATGCGCGAGGATCACGAGATCGCAGAGAGGGCACGATATCAGCTCAATATCAGCAGTGCTGAACGGGGTTTCCGTCAGTCGGCGGTGTCCATTCATGGCGTGGTGCGATACATCGTCAATGGTGAGGAGGAGAAATGAAAGCACGGTTTGACAAAGACGGGGCTATAGAAATCGAAAGAGCGGGGCAGTGGAAAGGGCAATATTGCTATCATGGCATGGATGTCAGATGTAGCGATGCCTGTCCGCTGCTTCTCGAATATACAACGAGGATGCCAGGCGAACTCCCGACGGTTACGCGGTACATCAATATCGGCTGCAGCCACATATCGCATGACCTCGTTGGGGATATGAGGCCAATCACAGAGAGAGAAAAATGACACAAGAACAGCTCGATAGAGGAAACGAGATCCAGGAAAGACTTAAGGTTTTGCGGAGTTGTAGAGTGGCGCTGATCAAATCTATACGATCTCCCGAGAACAATAGGCTTTACCTCAGCGGAAGCGCACCACGGCTCCCTTTCATGTTGTCCGTCGAGCACAAACAAGCGCTATTGCCTCTGATCAAAACGGAGATTTCCGAGCTTGAAAACTCTATGGAACGCTTGTAGGAGGAATAATGTGCAGGTCAAGGATTTCGTTGCTGGTATTCTCACTGGCGCTGCTCTCGCCGTCGTTGTGCTTCTCCTCTTCCCCGGTGCTGGGGAAGCTGAAGGAATTGAAGCAGAACTACGGGCAGCTCAGGACGCAGGTCGCCAAGCTGGAGAGGAGCTTGCAGGAGCGCGAGCGGAAATTGAGCGACTACGAGCGGCTTACAGCCGAGCAGAGGCGGACCGTGCTGAGCTTGAGAGCCGCCTTGCTGAGCAGCAGCGAGTCACTTCGGAGCTTAGAGCGCAGGCTGACGATGACCGAGCGACAATTGAAAGCATCGAGCGCATCGTTGGAAGCGGCGAGGGCATCATTGACGAGCTTATCGCGTTCTTTGAAGCGCGAGCGGATTAAGGCCGCCGCCATGGGGGGCGCCTCCGGCGTTGTGCTCGGGCTCCTTGCCGGGCTGGTGGTGAAGTGAGCGACCCGCGGCTGTGCCCCGAGTGCGGCGCTGGGAGCCGCGTCATAGAGACGCGGCCCGCAAGCATGGGGACGCGCCGACGCCGGGTGTGCGTCGAGTGCGGGCACAGGTGGTCGACGCGGGAGACGGTCATGGGGGCGGAGCCGGACTGCCTGGCGGAGCGGGCGTTCGAGCTGGTGAGCAGGATGTGCCGCGTGTGCGAGCACAGAAATGGTACCTGATGTGTTCTATTTCCGGGACTGGGTCTACGAGCTGCTGAGCCGGTGGGGGCTGCTCGTGCTGCTGTTCGCGTTCACCGGCGTGTGGACCGGCGTGGTGGTCCTCGTTACGTGGCTCGCCGTGCACAGCAGCGAGCGGCGCAACGTCGTGCGCCACCTGGACGAGGCGGCCAGGCACGAGGTGGGGCTGCGCGACGATCGGATAGCCCTCCTGGAGGAGCGCCTGCGCGACGAGCGGCGGCGCGCCTCGGACATGGCGGTCGGGCTTCGGGGCGTGAAGAACATAGTCGACGGGGTGCTGTACGCGCGGGCGATGGAGGAAAAGGATGGGTGAGGAGCACGGAAGGGGGCTGTGTCACCGGTGCGAGCACAGGGCGCGCGCGCTGGAGACGGGCGGCGGCCCGCGGTGGGAGTGTGGGAACTTCGGCGAGGCCGTGACGAGCTGCTACATGTACCTGCCGGTGCTTCCGGCGATCATGGAGAGGCACGAGAACGACGACCGGGAGATACGCTGGCCGGCGTTCGCGCGGGCGCGGAGCCGCTATGTCGGTGTGGTCGATACGGGGATGGTAAAGCCCGTGATCCAGCGTGTCGGCGGCGGGTACACGATACTGTGGGAGAAGGTGGGGGGCGCGGACCAGGCGCGCACGGCCTGGGATCGCCTCAAGGCCGCGCTTCGCAGGTATCTCATGCTCTGGAACGCCGGTTAGGTATCGGAGGGGGCACATGACTGAGAAGGTTTCAAGGATGGTCGAGCTGATCACGGATGTCGGCTCGTACGCGCGCGAGTGCAGGGCGGACAGCAGCGACGTGAGCAAGACCATGCGGGCGCTCGTCGGCACCGAAGGGGGGCAGGAATGACCGAGGGCGTGTTCACGGTCCTGGAGGCCGCCGAGAGGCTCGGGGCGGCCAGGCGGGCGGCCGTCGGCGGCGACACCTCCATGACGGGCCAGGAGGTGGGGGCGCTCGCCGACAGCCTGTCGAGGTCGTTCACCGGCATAAGCGGGGACGAGGCGTCCATGATCGACGACATCAGCACGGGGCTGCGGATGCTCTCCATGGCGCTGCGGCGCGTGCTGGCGAGCCTGAGCGCCGAGGAGGCCGGCGGTGCGGGGGAGAACTGAGGGCCGCGCGGGCAGGGACGCGCGGAGGAGGCTGAGGGGGCTCGGCCTCGGCGAGTGGACGCCCGGCATGTGCGCCGACTACTACTTCGACGGCAGGAGCATGCGCCGCAAGGCGCCGAAGGAGCGCATGAGTAAGAAGGAGCGCCGCAGGCGCAGGGGCACCGACGGCCCGTCGATGCGGGCCATGGATAGGGGGGAATAGCGCATGATAGGCTATCATTCGAGGGGCTCGTCCAATTCGTCAACCGCGGTCCGGTGGCGGTCGTGAGGCCGCTGCTGCTGGTCACCCGCGCCAACCCGCCGGACGACGAGCTGGTCGCGTTCGTGGACGGGTGCGTGTCCAGCGACCGGAAGGTCGTCATCGGCGTGGTGGAGTCCCAGGTGTCCGAGGAGACGCCGCTCGCGTGGTCCGTCGTTGTGAAGATGCTGCGGAAATGGTACACAGGCTACTCGGATACAGTGAGCGTCGTCCCGCTGCCGGACGTCGGGGCGGTGTCCGTCATGGACGGGGGCGGGCGCATAGTGGCCCCGGTGCCGTCCAGGCCGCCGCACGGCATCGCCAGCTCGTTCTGCTTCCAGTGCTTCGAGGAGCAGGCCGGGTTCGTGGTGTGGCTGACGGGGCTGCCGTCCTCCGGCAAGTCGACGATAGCCTCGCGGCTGTGGGGTTGGTTCAACCAGAATGGGATAACCACGCAGGTCCTCGACGGGGACACCCTCCGGGCCGGGGCGCACAGCTCGCTCGGGTTCAGCCGGGCCGGTCGCATTGAGAACATCAGGCGGGCCGGAAGGATCGCGCGCACGCTGCAGGCGTACCACGTCGGGGTCATAGCCGCGTTCATCACGCCGTACCGCGGGATGCGGGCTTCGCTGAGGCGCATGCTTGGCGACAACTACGTCGAGGTCTACGTCAGGGCGTCGCGCGATGAGTGCATCCGGCGCGACGTGAAGGGCCTGTGGGGGCGCGCGCTGCGCGGGGAGATAGAGAACTTCACGGGCGTCGGCGACAGGTACGAGGCTCCCCTGCACCCCGACCTCACGGTGGACACGGAGGTCCTTTCACACGTGAACTGCGTGAACCTCATCGTCGACCACCTGAAGATGAGGGGGGTGATACCGAAATGAGGATAAGCGTCTACCATCGCGGGAGCGCCCATTTCCTGACGCCGCTGCTGGACCATTGGGAGGCGAACGGCTGGACCGTGGACAGGGAGCTGGGAGGGGCCGACGTCATCTGGGTCGAATGGGCCAACGAGCAGTCCGTCAGGGCGCTCTCCGATGCGCGGCGCAGGAACGTCGTGGTGCGCATGCTCGGCTCCGAGTACTGGCAGGAGTTCTGGAGGAAATGGGACCTGTCGAAGCTGCACACGGTCGTGCAGTCGAGCGGCGTCACGGTGATACCTGGCGTCCGGTGGGAGTGCATCCCGCCGGGCATCGACGCCAACTTCTGGATGTCCAACTACGACGGGGACAGGGACAACCGCCTGATAGTGGTCGGCAGCTTCACCTACACGAAGAACCACGTCGGGCTGCTGCGCGTCCTGGCGGACCGCCCGCTCGCGTTCGACGAGGTGATGTTCGTGGGGCCGCTCGACCGCGACGGGAGGCCAGGCCCGAGGATCGAGGCGAGGAAGATCGTGGACCTGTGCCGCCGGTACGCGGACCGCTACGGGATCAACCTCGTGATCCACGACAGGATGAGCAGGGAGTCGCTGCGCGACCTGTACTGCCGCTCGGCGCTGATGGTGTGCCCGGCCATAAACAGCTTCTCGGCGGTGGTGGGCGAGGCGATGGCCTGCGAGTGCAAGGTGCTGGTGGCCGACTGGCCGGGCTCCTGGGTGCACTGGCCCGAGCGGATCATATACTCCACCGAGCGCGAGTTCTGGAGCAAGTGGGACAACTACCCCATGCGGCAGTACGACCTGCGCAGATGGGTGGTGGACAGGTTCCACACGGACGTGGTCTTCGAGAGGATAGACCGCGTCATCCGGGAGGCGGCGAGGGTGGTGTGACGCGGGTGTTGCGCCTGTCGCCGCATGGGGGTATGCTGAGCCATGAAGGAATGCCAGGTATGCAGGAAGTCGCTGACGAGCAGGGACCACTCGCTGCGCGTGACCGTGCAGCGGGACGTGTTCTTCGAGATGCACTTCTGGCTGTGCGAGAAGCACTACGAGGAGCTCCGGCAGTGGGCCGAGGGGAAGACGGTGCTGCACAGATGAGCGGCGACGCCCCGTACCTGGCCGACGACGTGAAGCAGGACGTGCTCGACGCGCTCGCGCTGGTGCGGAAGGAGTTCTCCAAGCTCGGGGCCATCGCGGGGTTCTGCTGCGTGGCGGTGGGCAACCCGGACAGCGACGGGAGCGTGACGTTCAGCATGAGCTGGGACCGCGACGGCGACAACGCGCGCGTCATCAGCCTCGCGAGCCAGGGGGTCCGGCTGCTGAAGAACGGGGGGCGCTCTGGACCGTGAAGGTCGTCTTTCGAGGGAGGACCGGCAGGCCGCAGCCACGGGTCGCGGACGTCGTCCGGCGCGGCCCGCAGCGCGCACGGTCCGGCGGCATCAGGACCACCGGCGTGGTGCGCAGGTGCGAGGTATGCGACGAGACGCGCCCGTGCGACCTGCGGCACGACCCGTGGCAGGAGGCGGCGTACGGGAGGCGCGTCCTGAAGTGGTACTGCCGGGAGTGCTACGAGGCCGTGCGGTGACCGGGTGCTACGACTGCGGTCTCGACTACGGCACCGATGGCTGGGTAGACGCCGTGGTGCCGGACGAGTTCTGGCTGGCTATCAGCCCCACGGGGCACGGAGGGGGCATCCTGTGCATCGACTGCATGGCCCGCAGGCTGGCAAACCTGCGGCTGCGCGGCGTCCCGGTCCGGCTGGAGTCGGGGCCGTTCAGGCACGGCACGGATTGCCCCTCCCTGTGGCGCAGGCTGTTCTGGCGGATCACCAACCATCTGTTCATGCGGCAGCGCCTACGCAGGAGGCACCTGGACGTGGACTTCTACACAGACTGGGACGACGGGCACGGGAGGACGGCCATGAGAAAGTGACCACGTAAGGGGGAGACCATGGCCGTCATCAAGGACGCGAAGCGCCACCGGAAGGGCAAGTCCGGCACAAGCAAGTACGGGCGCAACAAGGCGAAGTGCGAGCGCTACCGGGCTCGCGGCCAGCGGGAGCGGAACAAGGCGCGCAGGGCCGAGAGGCTGCGCAGGCACCTTGAGAGGTGCGCCGCCCGCAGGGCCGGTGGCTGAGGTTTACCGCGAGCGCCTATTATAGTATATTATACATGATAATAGGCGCTTGCGCCGAAAAGGAGTACCCACAGATGGAAAGGGAATGGACCATCAAGGAGATAGCGGACGAGCTCGGCATCACGCGGGACGCGGTCCTGAAGATCGCGCGCGGCAAGCTCGGGCTCGGCACTAAGGACGTCGGCATGTGGTGGTTCACCGCCGACGACGTCTCCAAGATCAAGGCCAACTGCCGGAAGTACCGGCTGGCCCAGCGCCGGCCCGCGAAGGTCTGAGGTCCTCCGGCATGGGGGAACTGAAGGTCGGGCTGTTCGGCGTCGGCAGGATGGGGAGCAACCACCTGCGCGTGCTCAGCGGCATGGACGGGGTCGCCGTCAGGGCGTACGACCCGGGGGCGGCCTTCTGCCCGCGCGCGCCGTCGGCTGTGATGGTGCCCGGGGCGGGGGAGCTGATGAGGTGGGCCGACGCCGTGGTGGTGGCCACACCGATACCGGCTCACTACGGCATAGCGAAGAACGCGCTGCTGAATGGCAAGCCGGTCCTGTGCGAGAAGCCGGTGTGCGGTGACATAGACCAGCTCCGGCACCTGATGGAGACGTCGAGGGCACGCAACGTCCTGCTGATGGGCGGCTACGTGGAGCGGTACAACCCGGCCGTCGGCGTGCTCTGCGACCGCGGACGTGCCAGCGTCGCCATGGTCGAGATGGAGCGCGTCGGGAACGTGCCGGAGGCCGACCGCGTGCCATGCGGCGTGGTGATGGACATAGCCGTGCACGACTACGACCTGCTGTCGCGGGTGTTCCCCGGGTGCCGCATCCGCGTGGTGCACTCCTCGCTGCTGTTCGACGGCACCGTGGCGGTGCGGGCGGACGTGGTGCTCGGGATGCGCTGGGCCGGTAGGGACATACCGGTGCACGTGAGGACGAGCTGGGTCGGCCTGCGCAAGCGAAGGCTGATCGGCCTGCACTACCGGCAGTACACGTCCTTCGCCGACCTGGTCAACAGGCGGGTGTGGACCGTCAACAGGATGACGGGCAGGAGGCGGGTGCGCGACGTCAACGACGGCAGGACGCCCCTTGAGATAGAGCTGGACCGGTTCGTCGGGATGGTAAAGGACGGCTATCCGGGCGGTCCGGTCCACGTCGGCGAGGAGGCCGTGAGGATAGCGGAGGAGGCGTGCGGTGTCGGCGCGGCGGCACAGGGGCGGCGACCAGGACGCTGGTTCTGCTGACGTTATCCGTCCTCCTGGTGGCGCTGTCGCTGATCCTGTGACCGAGGACGGGCGGTCGCTGCTCCACAGCATCCTGCTGTTCCCGCCGGTCCTGCTGCTCACCATAGTCGGCATGCTGGTGATGGCGTGCAGGGGCGACCTCGTCTGCCTGTGGCGCGACATCATCGACCAGTACAGGAGCACGCGGTGAAGGACAGGGTGACGGTGATCGGACTCGGCCAGATCGGCATCCCGACGGCGCTCGCGTTCGCGCACGCAGGGATCAAGGTCACCGGGGTAGACAGCGACCCCGGGAGGCTGCGGCAGCTGAAGATGGGCGACTTCTGCGTGCCGGAGCACCTCGACAACCGCGCTGACGACCTGCGGTCCATAGGCCTGTCGAGCAGCCTCGACAGCGTCCCGGACGCCGACGCCGTGGTCATCTGCATACCGCTGCTGATGTCCAGGTCGTCCCTGAGGAGGCCGGTCCCGCATTGGGGGCCGTTCGACAGCCTCGTCAGGCAGGTGGCGGAGCGGCTGACGGCGGGCACGCTGGTGTCCGTCGAGACGACAGTCGTGCCGGGAACCACACGCCACCGCGTGGCTCCGATGCTTGAGGAGGGCGGACTGTGCGTGGGTGAGGACGTGTGGCTCGTGCACGCGCCTGAGAGGCTGATGCCGGGCTCCGCCGTCAGGTCGTACAGGTCGACCGCCCGCGTGGTGGGCGGGTGCACGTCCGAGTGCGCGCTGTCCGGGCGGAGCCTGTACCGCCGGGTCGTGAACAGGGTGGTGCCGGACACGTGCGACATGGCCGAGATGTCGAAGCTCGTGGAGAACGCGCACAGGTACGTCAACATAGCGTTCGCCAACGAGGTGGCGGTGGCGTGCGACGACTACGGCATCAACGTGCACAGTCTGTACCAGCTCATGGACGCCGTGGCGGCTTCCAGGCGGTTCCTGCGCCACGGTCCAGGCGTCGGCGGTTCGTGCCTCATGAAGGACACGCAGCTCCTCGCCCACGGCATGGGAGACCCGCAGCTGCTCGACGCGGCGATGCGGGTCAACCTCCACATGCCGTGCCACGTCGCGGACCTGGTCGTCGAGGCGCTTAATAGCGCTGGCGTGGCGCGCGGGGACGCCGTGGTGGTGCTGCTTGGCACCGCGTACAGGCCCGGTGTGGCGCTGGACACGAACAGCCCGGCGCGGGTGGTCGGGGACGAGCTCGCGGACTACCATATCGGCGAGATTCGCCTGCACGACCCGCACGTCTCCGCCAACAGCGGCAGCATCGCTGAGGCGCTGAGCGGCGCTGACTGCGCGGTGTTCCTTGTCAGGCACCCGGAGTACATGTGGGGGGAGATACCGGCTGACGTCATGAAGGCTATGATGCGGACGCCCATAATAGTCGATGCCTGTGACGCGACGAACCCCGGCATGTACGTGAAAGCCGGTTTCGCGCACGTGGGCGTCGGGACCGGGGTGCGTGGTGGCGCTTAGGTTCGTCCGGTGGGTGCACAGGGTCCGGCAGCGTCGCCGCGGGCTCACGCGCACGCGCGACCTCATAAACGCCTTGGAGGAGCTGCGCGGGGCGTATGCCAACTTCTACTGCGAGCTCACCGTCACGCACGGGCGCGGGGAGTGGGCCACGGCGTTCCGCCTCCGTGGCGAGATCCCGTGGAGGGAGCGCCGGTACACGTTGCGCAGCGACAGCTCGAAGGTCAGCCTCAGCGAGCACCTGGAGCGCACGGTCGCCATGCTGCGGGAGAAGGTGCTTGTGTTGCATAATCGCGTCTGACGGCGTACTATCACGGTAGAGGTGCAGAGATGAAGGGGATAGGAAAGCATAGCGAGTCCGGACCGGCGCCGAGGCGTATCATCCCCGTCGGGGACGACGTCCGGGAGGCGTCGCTCGACGACGGGCTGGACCGCAACTTCAGGTCCGACGGCGTGTCGGGCGTCGGGGCGGCCGCAGGCCTGCGCAGGACGGGGAAGAAGCCGCCGTTCAGCAGCGGGCACTTCCGCGGCGAGGAGCCGCTGGAGAACATCCGCGTGGAGGCCGCAGATGACGAAGGCTGAGGTAGCGGACCAGCGCAAGTGGCAGGCCGAGGATGACGCGCGCGCCCTCGCAGCCGCCGAGCAGATAAAGGCCGACGCCGCAAGGATGGGCCGCGCGAGGGCGGCGGCCAGGAGGCTCCTCCGGGAGGAGGAGAAGCGCCTGAGCGGCCTGCGGAAGATAACGAAGCCGAAGTCCGCCCGCAAGGGAACCAATTCCGGGGGCAAGAAATGAGCGACATTACCGAGGGCCACAGCACATACCACGGATACGATCCGCGCGACGTCGAGCAGTTCGACACGTGGGAGGAGCAGATGGCGTTCGCCGAGAGACACGGCGATGCCGGCCTCGTGCAGTCCCTCCTGAGAAGGAAGCCGAGGCACTACACGGCGGTGCGCTCCGGCGGCATGCGCCTCCCTGACGAGGACCTTGGCACTGGCACGGACAAGCTGAACAGGCTCATGTCGGGAAAGCGGCAGTAAGTCACTCGGACAGATCAAGTCCCACCACCATTGGAGCGGACGGATGTACTACCGCAACCGCGAGCAGGAGACAAGGAAGAAGAACTACGCCCGGTTCGAGCGGCTGACGCGGCACGGGTTCTCCATATCGACGGAGACGGCCGTGAGCGCGCTGTACGTCGTGAACGACGACCCCTTCGGGCGGAGCTACTACCAGAAGGCCATCGGCGAGACGGTGGTCAAGGACCCGGTCACGGGCCAGAACTACGTCCAGGAGGAGTGGGCCACCAAGGAGTTCATCGTCGACAACAAGACGCAGCTCGTGAACAAGGCGAGCGCGGACCTCCTGCTCGGCAGGAACCTCGCCATACGGTGGCCGGAGGGCGCGAGCACGACCGAGGAGCAGGCGCTGTGGCTGGAGGAGCTCCAGACCAGGAACTCCATGCTGACGCTGCTGTACGAGTCGGCGATAAGGAACAGCTCGCTCGGCGACCAGTTCTACGAGATCACCATCAAAGACGGACGTATCAACATAGACTACGTCAACCCGTACTACGTGGACATCGAGCACGAGGGGCGCGACGTGAGGTACTACGAGCTGGCCTGGGAGAAGGTCGGACCGGAGGGGAAGCGCCGGATGCCGAGCTGGCTCATGCGCACGCGCAAGGAGGAGCGGCTCAAGAAGTTCGTCTACAAGAAGATCCACCACCCCGGCTACATCCTGCGCGAGCTGTGGGAGGAGAAGCGGCAGGAGTACTTCCCCGTGCCGCTCGTTCGCCTGCCCGAGTACGCGGGGCTCGTCGACAGGGCGCTCGCGGACCCCAACATGCGGACGTTCGTCAACTTCGAGGTGGGCGCGGAGACGGACAGCAGGGACTCGGTGTACTCCGTGGTGGAGTACACGGGCGTTGACGTCCCCCTCATCGTGCACTGGCCCAACTACCGCATGTTCGACATCTTCGGCGTCAGCGACGCGGGCATGATCGAGGGCCTGCAGAACGCGCTCAACAACAGGGGCACGCAGCTCAACGACGTCCTGGACAAGCACGCGGACCCGGCGATGTACGGGCCGGACAGCTACACCGACACCAACGGGAACCTCACCATGTCCGGTGGCGGTGGCAGGTACTTCCCCATGCCGCCCGACGCGGCCAACCCGCCGGGGTACCTGATATGGAACAGCCACCTGCCCGAGTGCCAGGTGGAGATCCTGCGCATCTACGAGTCGATCTGCGCCAACTCGGAGATATCACCGGCGCTGATGGGCATGGACAAGGGCGGCATCGAGTCGGGGCGCGCCCTCATGTACAAGCTCATACGGTCGCTCGCCATGAAGACGCGCAAGCAGTCCTACATGTACCAGGCCATCCGCGACATCGTGGAGATAGCGCAGAAGCTGCAGGCGGCATGGCCCGACGAGAGCACGGTGGTCCAGCCCGAGCCGCGGACGGAGTGGCCGGAGTTGCTGGAGCCGACGATAGACACCCGCTCGTCGCTCCCGACGGACGTCACCGAGGCCGTGCAGCAGGTGGTCCCGCTGGTGACCAACGGCATACTCGACCGCAAGACGGCGCTCGCCATCCTCGACAAGTTCTTCGAGGAGATCGAGCCGGAGGAGGTCGAGAAGCGGCTCAGCGAGGAGGACGCGAGGAACGCCGAGGCCGAGAAGGCCAAGATGAACGAGCTGTTCCGCGGGGTGCCGGTTGAGTGATGCCGGAGTCCGTCGTCAGGGTCCGCAGGCGCGAGCAGGAGGCGCGGTTCTTCAACACCGCGTACGCGCTGGTCAGGAGGGCCACCCGCATAGACCCCGTGCTTGAGGGGCGCAGGTTCGCCGAGGCGGTGGACCGGGTGATGTACTCGGACTTCGGCAGGCTCGCGGATGCCGACGAGGTGGACGCGAGGACCGCGCGCCTGGACGAGCTGACGGAGCGGTATCTGCGGCGGGCGCAGCGGTTCTTCACGCTGTTCCAGATGTACTGCTACCTGCGCGGGCGTCGCCGTGCGCTGCTTGAGGCCGGGGACTGGATGAAGGATGCGGAGAGGACGCTCTCCAGGGTGGAGGGCAGGCTGGGGGCCATGCTGGATGGTGAGAGCTGAACTGACGGTGAGCAACGGCGTCGTGGATGGCGTCGACGTCAACGGCCACGCCCTCGACCCGAGGGTCTGCGCCGGTGCCACGCTTGCGGTCCGGGCGTACATGCGCGTCATAGAGCTCGTCCCCACCATCGTGGTGGATGAGGCCACCGACGGCCGCGGCTCGTTCCGCATACACATCCGAGAGTACCCGTGGGGGAGGGAGCCGTGGCTCCGCGGTGCCGGGGCCATGCTGGTGGAGTCGCTCCGCGACCTGCAGGCGATGTCCATCGGGGACCTTGAGCTCGTGATCAACGGCGCGCGGGTCCGCGGGGGCTGACGGATGCCGCGGCCGCCCGGATGGTACGTCAACGGAATGAACGAGACGCTTGAGGACTCCATCAGGCGGATGAAGCGCTTCAACGCCCGGTACAACCGGGAGATGCACACGCTCTTCCAGGCCGAGGAGGCGTTCAGGAGGACGAACTGGGAGGCGATGAGCGTCCGCGATAAGAAGCAGATGGTCCGTAGGGCCATAGGCCACCGGGTCGACGACATGGGCAAGATCCACATCCTGTGCAAGGACGGCAAGACGCGGCGCTACGACGCCGACAAGTGGTCGGAGACCATGGCGCGCACGCGCAGCCGGGCGCTGCAGGAGGAGGGCCTGCACAACGAGATGGCCCGCCACGGGCTCGACCTCGTGATGGTCAGCGTCGGCGGGTCAGGCGACCCGTGCCGGTTCTGGGAGGGGAAGGTCCTGTCGATAGCCGGGAAGACGCCGGGCTACCAGACCGTGGCCGCGGCCCGCCGCGAGCACATCTTCCACCCCAACTGCGTGGTCGACGGGCAGGTTCCGGTCCACACGGTCGACGGGCTCGTTCCGATAAAAGAGGTGAGGGTCGGCGACCTTGTCCTCACACACCGAAGAAGGTACAAGAAGGTAGCCAGCACGATGACCCGCAGCGCGCTTGTCGGTGAGAAGTACGTGCGCATCAGATTTAACGGGTCGATAAGGTTCCCATCCGTGACGGGGGAGCACCCGGTCCTGACCGGTTCTGGCTGGAAGCGCGCCGTTGATGTAGAGCCTGGGGACAAAGTGTATGTTCTTCATGATCATGACTGCCCACAGTGCGGACGGCCAGTGTTCGTTGGCCACGAGTTTTGCGGCCTATCATGTAAGAGCAGGTATCATATAATCAGGAATACCACTGCCGGAAGATATGATGACGCCCGGAAAAAGCATTCCAGGACAATGAAACGTCTATATAGAAGTGGGGCCATTACCGCAGCTACCGAGAAGGCGCATGAGGCCACACGTGCGCTCGTGAGGGAGGGGCGGCACCCCTTCCAGCGACCGGACAACCACCTCAAGGCGGCGAGGGCGCTCGGAAGCAGGGGCAAGACGTCGTTCATAGAGCGCAAGATATGCTGGCTGCTCGAACAGAAAGGCATGTCGTTTGAGGCTCAATACTGTTTTAACAGAAGGGTGTCGTTCAAGAACGGACAGCCGCGCAGGTATTTTATTGACGTCGCCATACCAGAATATAGGATAGCGATAGAGTGCGACGGCGCGTACTGGCACGCTAACACGGATGAAGACGCGAAGCGGCAGCAGGAGATTGAGGATGCCGGATGGACGGTTGTTAGGTTCAGTGAAAAACAGATACGGAACGACCTTCAATCGTGCGGCCGTGTCATAGACAGGCTGCTCAGGAACCACCGACGTGAATATCGGCTCATGGCGATTCCCGTCAGGGCGGTTGAGGTACGCGAGCTGAGGAGGAATCGGAAAGTTTACAACCTCTCCGTGGTTGAGGACGAGAGTTACCTGATCGGGAAATGCGGGTGGGCGGTCCATAATTGCGTGCACAGCACGAGCCCGTTCATAGTCGGCGGGGGCGAGGAGCAGGAGATCATCGGGCGCGACGACCTGCCCGACGCCGCGAGGGAGCAGTTCCTTGGGAACCCAGACCTGCTGCCCCGCGCCACGGTGGCGCTGAACCGGCTCGGAGCGGTGGTGCACGAGGCCACGCGGGACGAGTTCACCGGGCTGCGGGAGCTCCTGCGGGAGTCGGACTCGCTGTCCGGCGTGCGGCTCGACGAGGACGCGCTTGAGCTCAGGGTGGGCGGGGGCTTCGACCCGAGCGACTCCAACATGCGCAGCCTGATAAGGGAGGCGAACAGGCACGACATACGGGTCCGGTTCCCGGAGGGGGACACCGGGAGGCTGCTGCAGGCGAGGATGCTGCGCGTCCTTGACGAGCCGTTCGCGTCGAAGGGGTTCTCCGGTCCGGGGTACGTGGCCGACATACGCAAGGTCTCCAGGCACCATTTCGCGTCAGGGGTGACGCGCGACAGCTACGCGGCGTTCGCGCACGACTACGCGGCCCTCCTCGACCGCTACCGGCAGTTCGGCGTCCCGCCGACCATGGTAAGCAGGATGCAGGCTGGCAGGGTGATGGAGTACTCCGAGCGGGCGGCGCAGCGGTACAGGTGGTCCACCACGGTCAAGGGCATCGACAGCCTGAGGATGACGCGCGTCCGCCTGGAGCCGAGGGCGTTCTTCTCGCAGAACAGCGACGACGTCATAAGGGAGGTCCTCGGCGCCGGGCTGGACCCGAAGCACGCGATGACCGAGGTCCGGTTCACGGTCCCGCCGTCTGACGCGTACCACGTGGCGAACCTCAACAGGCACCTCAGCGAGCTCGGCTACCTGCCCGACATGCGGCACTCCGACACGCTCGCGCGCATCAACACGGGCGACAAGCGCTTCGCCCGCCGCGCGCTGCGGGACTGGGACGCCAAGAACAAGAAGTACCGGCTGCTGTACAAGCGGCTCGGCATCGAGGGCGCGTTCGACAAGCTCATCGACCCGGAGATGAGCCTGCTGCGCGGGGAGATCGAGTCCGCGGTCGACAGCCTCCTCAACGCCCGGACGGTGGCCGCTAAGGGGCTGTCCGAGGGGATGGTCACCCCGTGGATGAGCCGGGCCGAGGCGAACAGGCTGTGCCCCGTTAGGGACGCGCAGAAAGTAGTGGACCTCGGGACCAACAGGCCTTCCTCCGGTCAGGCGGCGCTCGTGTGGGACGACATCAGATCGTGGAAGGGGTCGTCGACGGGGTACAGGATGCAGGAGCGGTTCCTGCTCGGCGACAGGTCGTACACCGGCGGGGACAGGGGGCAGTTCTTCGACGAGGGGATACGCAGGCTGAACGCCTTCGTCGCCAACGGTCCTAAGTACCGCGGGATGATATCGCGCGGGATCGAGACGAGGGGCGAGCTCGCGCGCAGGCTCAAGGTGGGCGACATATGGGAGGAGTGGTCGCTGAGCAGCTACAGCCACGGCGCGTCACCGGCGTTCGGCTCGATGGACACGATCCTGCGCGTGCCGAAGAGCACCAGGGGCGTGAACATCCAGCACGTCACGCCCCTGCACCACGGCGAGCGCGAGGTGCTGTACCCGCGCACGAGACTGAGAGTGAAAAAGATAGAAAGTTATTCCGGGCAAGATTATATTACATTCGAGGAGGTGTGACCGTGTCGAAGATGGACCCGGAGGCGGCCCGCATACTCAACGAGGCGATGGGCAGGCCGCTCAGCGACAGGTCGGTCGACAGCTCGGACTACCACCCGCCCGTGAGGCGGCGCGGCGAGACGATGCGGCGCTTCGACAGGAGGCGGCTTGAGTACGACGCATGGTACCGCAAGCGCAAGTCGGTTGCGGCGTCGGCGAGGAAGAACGGGGTCCCACCGCTGATACCTGGGACGCCCGTGTACCCCGGAAGGGGGAGGAGGGCGCGGTGATGCCCGTGCGGACAGGGAAGGACAGGAAGGGCTGCTACGCCAGGTGGGGCGGGCAGAAGAAGTACTACTACAGGTGCGGCGACAGGGCCGCCCGCGAGCGGGCTAAGAGGAGGGCCGGGAAGCAGGGCGCGGCCGCGCACGCGGCGGGGTACAGGGGGTGATCCCGGAGCGGTTCGACATCGGCGGGCTGACGGTGACCGTCAGGTACGACCCGTCGCTCGCCTACGAAGAGGGCTCCACGGCCGAGGCGCGGTACCGCGACTGCGAGATCGTGCTGCTCAAGAGCACGGAGGCGAGCAAGATCTCCGACCAGCGGGTCGAGATGGCGTTCTGGCACGAGGTAGTGCACTGGGTGCTGTTCATGCTCGACAAGGACGACCTGCGGAACGACGAGCAGTTCGTGTCCCAGGTGTCGTGCCTGCTGCACCAGGTGGTCAGGACGTCGAGATGGGGGAAGCGGGGTGGCAAGGAAACGCAGGACGCCCAAGCGCGTCAAGGTGCAGGCCGAGCGCCTGAAGGGCAAGCGCGGTGTCAGGAACCCGCACGCGCTCGCGCGCTGGCAGTATGAAAAGGGCTACAACATCGGCGGGAAAAGGAAGAGAAAAGGGAGAAGGTGATGGCGAAGAAGCACAGGGCACCGATGCCCAAGACCGTGAAGCGGGGGGCCGCCGCGCGGAAGCGCCGGGGCTCCACGAACCCGTACGGCCAGGCGTTCCACGAGCTGCGCAGGAAGCAGAAGGGATCGGGCAAGTGACCGCGCGGCTCAGGCAGGACTTCACGCTGCGCGCCGGTGTGGTGCTGACGCCGATGGCGACGATCAAGCCGCCTGAGCGCGGCACGCACGTGGCCGCCTTCCGCGTCGGTGACTCTGTCATACGCATGTGCGTGAGCGCGGAGGCGATCCGGGCACTGCCGGGGCTGTTCGAGGTGCGGTGTGCGGACTAACAGGATCTACCGGGGCGACGTGGTGGAGCAGCTCCGGTTGCTCGGAGACGGCTCCATCCATTGCGTCGTGACCTCCCCGCCATACTGGGGCCTGCGCGACTACGGTGTAGAGGGCCAGATCGGGCTTGAGCCGACCATGGACGAATACATCGAGAAGATGGTCGAGGTCTTCCGCGAGGTCCGGCGGGTGTTGAGGGATGACGGGACGTGCTGGGTGAACCTCGGTGATGCCTATGCCCAGTCCGGTGGCACGATGGCATCATCGGAACATGATGAGGCAAAGCGGCGCGCAAAGGAAAAGGGCTATCAAGGACATGGAGGTCGGGAGGGCCGGACCAGTCGAGCTGGTGGAACCGCTGGCGCTGGCCTCAAGCCCAAAGACTTGTGCGGCATCCCCTGGCGCGTGGCATTTGCGCTGCAGGCCGATGGGTGGTACCTGCGGTCGGATATTGTGTGGACCAAGCCCAACCCGATGCCGGAGAGCGTGACCGACCGGCCGACCAAAAGCCACGAGTATCTGTTTCTGCTGACGAAGCTCCCTCGGTATTGGTACGACGCCGAGGCGATACGAGAGATTACGGGTAATGAAGCATCTATAGCACAATATGAAAAGGGCGACGGACATAGAAAGCCTTCAGGAACATTAGCCCAAGGAGTAAATGCAGGATTTGGTGCGAAAAGGGATAGTTTCACGCATCCTGCAGGCCGAAACAAACGCGACGTGTGGGTCATACCGACGCAACCATATCCGGAGGCGCACTTCGCCACGTACCCGGAGGCGCTCGTCAAACCGTGCATCCTCGCCGGGTGCCCGCACAAGGTCTGTGAGGTCTGCGGTGCAGGGTGGGTGCGGGTGGTGGAGAAGGAAGGTGGGACCATTGGACACAGTTGGACTGACCACAAGAACGATATCGGAGCGGGAATGTCGCAGGTTAAAGTTTTATTGCAAAAGGTGGGCAGTGACGGGTCCTACACCAGATGGACCGTCGGCTGGCGCCCCACGTGCACCCACGACGCCGAGACCGTGCCAGGCACCGTGCTCGACCCGTTCCTCGGCTCCGGAACCACGGCGAAGGTCGCGCGCGACACCGGCAGGCGGTGGGTGGGCATAGAGCTCAGCAGCGAATACGCTGAGCTCGCGTACCGCCGCATATACGGCAGGAAGAGGCGGGTGGTGGGATGACGCCGAACGGCACGCCCGTGGTGATAAGCTTCGGCATCCCGCGCAGCGGCACGACGCTCGTCGAGCGCATGTTCGAGCGCGGGCGCGGGTACTACTACCAGAAGATGGCCGAGGGCGTGCGCATGCACCCCATGCAGCAGCCGTTCTACCTCACGCAGGTGGCGGGCCTGTTCAGGCGCAGCCCGCTCGCGTTCGTGCGGACCGTCCGACATCCGGTGGACGTGGCGGCGAGCTGGACCATCCTCGACCCGGGCATCACGGTCGACCGAGTCATCGAGTGCTTCCGCAGGGAGAGCGAGAACTACTGGGGCCAGCTCCCGCTCCTCGGCGGGCTCCGGCGCGGGGGAGCGCTCGTGAGCGCCGTCATCCGGTTCGAGGACCTCGGGGACCCGGTGGCGAGGAACAGGCTGTTCAGGAGCCTGACCGACGTGGTGCCAGCGGCGAACGTCGGGGTGTGGGCCGGGTTCCTCGACGAGGTGTGGAACCGGCGGCCGGTCCGCGACGGCAGGATGGCGCGCGGGCTCGACGGCGAGCAGTCCATACCCGATGAGTGGGTGGAGCGGATACTCTCCGAGCTCGGCGACGTTATAGAGGCCGAGGGGCTCTCCGGGCAGAGCCGCATCCTAAGACTCAGGGAAGGAGGCAGTGGTGCCGGTCATGCTACGCAGGAAGAGGACGAAGATAGACAGGGGGCTAAACAGGCTGCCGTCGGCCGCGTTCGTAGAGTGGGGCGTGGACGGCGGCGAGGAGCTGTCCCGCTGCATCGACCATGTGATAAGGGAGGACCGCGGTGAGTACTGACAACGGTGTGATCGTTCGGGAGGCGCTCCTCGCCGCCGTGGAGAAGACCGACAGGCTGCTCAAGCCACCGATGGTCGTGCCGGTCGGGAACGACGCGAGGCTGCTCGACCACCTCGACAGCCTCGGGCTCGTCTCCCTCGTGGGGGCGTTCGAGCTTGAGCTTGAGGCGCGGCTCGGGCGGCCCGTGTCGCTGGCTACGGAGAGGGCGTTCGCCAACGAGCGGAACCCGTTCCGCACCCTGGACACGCTGCGGGAGTACGCGGAGGAGGTCATCGGTGGAGAATAGGGTCATGCTCGTCACCGGGGCGAGCTCCGGCATAGGGATGCGCCTGGCATCGTGGTACAGGGAGGGCGGATGGACGGTCATAGGCTGCTCGCGCCGCCGCGCCGCAGGCCTGGACGCGCACCATTGCGTCGACCTGACCGACGACGCCGACATAGACAGCATGTTCTACGAGATAGGAAAGGAGTACGGTCGCGTGGACGCCGTCATAAACGCGGCCGGCATGGCGCGGATGAACCACATGATGACCGTCACTGTGCGCGGGCTCCGCGCGATGATGGACGTCAACTACGTGGCGGCGTTCCACGTGATCCAGCGGGCCGCAAGGATCATGCCGGACGGCAGGGGCCGGATAGTGAACGTGTCTTCCGTGGCCGCGCACCTGCACCTGGGGGGCGAGCTCGGCTACGCGGCGAGCAAGGCCGCCGTTGAGGAGATGACGCGCGTCGCGGCCATGGAGCTCGGGCCGCGCGGGATCACGGTCAACGCCGTCGCGCCGAACCCGGTCAGGACGCCGCTGACCGACGGCGTGCCGGAGGAGAAGATGCGGGCCATAATCGACCGCCAGGCCATCCGGCGCTGGGGAAGGGCGGCCGACGTGAAGAACGTCGTCGACTTCTTTCTCAGCCCCGATAGCGGGCTCGTCACCGGGCAGGTCATAGTCCTCGGGGGGCCGACATGAGGCGCGCGCTGCTTGAGGGGTACGGGGAGGCCACGTACCTGCTGGGCGACAGCGGCAGGCACACGTACGCGGAGCTGTGCGACGGCGTGGAGACGGCGCGCCGCCAGTTCAGGGAGCAGGGCGTCAGGCGGGGCGACGTCATAGCCATGCGCGGGGACTTCGACCACGACTCCATCCGGACGCTGCTCGCGCTCATGCGGGCTGGCTGCATCGTCGTGCCGATACGCTACGGCGTGCTTGGCAGCGACTTCTACCGTGACGCGCACGTCGAGAAGATATTCGATCCCGAGGACGGGGTCGCGCACACGCTGAAGGCGCGGGACCGGAAAGCTCCTAAGCTTTACCGGCACCTGCGCCGACGCCGCCTGCCGGGGCTCGTCCTCACGTCCTCCGGCTCGTCCGGGAAGCCGAAGGTCGTCGTGCACGACGGCCGCAGGTTCCTCGCGAAATACGGGCCGGACGGGAAGCGCCTCCGCACGCTGGCGTACCTGATGTTCGACCACGTCGGTGGGCTCAACACGCTCTTCTACACGCTGGCCGCGGGCGGGACGCTCATAGTGCCGCGGAGCAGGCGCCCGTCCGTGGTGATGGAGGAGGTGTCCAGGTACGGGGTCGAGCTGCTGCCGGTGACGCCGACGTTCCTTAACATGGCGCTCGTGGACGGCGGTTATGAGGGGCTCGACATGTCGAGCCTGCGGTGCATAAGCTACGGGACGGAGCCGATGCCGCCGAGCGTGCTCGACAGGCTCGGGAAGGCGTTCCCCGGCGTGCGCCTGAAGCAGACGTACGGTCTGTCCGAGACCGGCATACTGTCCACCAGGTCGGAGTCGGACGCCTCGCTGCGCATGCGCCTCGACCCGAGGCAGTACAAGGTGGTCGACGGCACGCTCAGGCTCAGGACGCGCACGAGCATGCTTGGGTACCTTAACGCGCCGAGCCCGTTCGACCGGCAGGGGTACTTCGACACGCAGGACCGCGTCACGGTAGAGGGCGGGTACGTCCGCGTGCTCGGCAAGGACAGCGACACGATAAACGTCGGCGGGCTCAAGGTCTCGCCCGTGGAGGTCGAGTCCGTGCTGCTGGCCTGCCCACTGGTGGAGGACTGCGTCGTGTACGGCGAGAGGAGCGCGCTCACCGGGCAGGTGGTGTGCGCCGACGTCACGCCGAAGGACGTCGACGCGGTGGACGTGCAGCTGTGGTGCATGGAGCGGCTCAGGCCGTTCGCGGTGCCGAGGAAGCTGCGGGCCGTGCGGAGCATCCCGTACACCGAGCGGCTGAAGAAGGCGCGGCCGAATGGGTGACTATGTGGTCCATGGCGACGTGACCGTGGGTGATGGCTCCACCATCGAGCCGTACTGCGTGCTCGGTTCCGACCACGGGCCGCTGAGCATCGGGTACGACGCCACGATACGCAGCCACACCGTCATATACGGGGACAGCGTGATAGGAGACGGCCTGACGACCGGGCACCACGTCGTCATACGCGGGCGCTCGGTGATCGGGAACTGGTTCCGCATAGGGACGTTTTCCATCGTCGAGGGCCACGTCAGGATCGGGGACTGCGTGAGGACGCAGTCCGGCTGCCAGCTGTCGCCGGGCGCGGTCATAGGGGACTTCGTGTGGCTGTTCCCGAACGTGCAGTTCACCAACGACCCGATGCCCCCGTCCGGGACCGTGGACGGGGTTCGCGTCGACGACCTCGCCGTCGTGTGCACCAACGTGCTGCTCCATCCCGGGGTGCGCGTGGGCTTCGCCGCGTTCGTGGCGGCGAACAGCGTGGTCAAGGAGGACGTGCCGCCGTGCGTGGTGGCGGCGGGAGACCCGGCGAGGGTTGTGTGCCGGGCGGACAAGATGTTCAAGGACGGCGTGCCTTGGACAGGATGGACGGAGAAGTACCGCCAGACGTACCCCGAGGGCCTTCGGGGCCGGTTCGATGAATTGGTTCTCAGGAGGAACCAGCACTTGACAAACATCGCTCCGGGGCTGTAGAGTTCTCAATAGGGGGAAGCGCATGCTTGCGAACGAAGGGCGGCTGTGGCCGCTTCTTGACCTGGGGTGGTTCTCGGATTCCGATAAGGGCGGAGAGCCGCCTGATGAGGGGGGCGCTGAAGAAGCGTCCAATCCGGAAGAGATCGAGGATGAGGAAGTCGAACAGGCTCTTGTGACCGAGGAGATAAACGTCGACGACGTCGACGACCCCGCGGAGCTCAAGAGCATCATCAAGCAGATAGACGACGAGAACCGTCAGCTGTCGTCGTCAAACAAGAAGCTCGCGAGCCTCGCCCGCGAGAGGCTCCATGAGATCATGGAGAAGAAGAACAAGCTGAAGGCGCTGCAGGACGAGCAGGACGAGAAGAAGCTCGCCGAGCTGAAGGAGAAGGAGCAGTACAAGGCCGCGCTGGACAGGATCGAGCCCCAGTACGAGGTGCTCAAGTCAGACGCAGCCAAGACCGTGGCCTTCTTCGAGGAGGAGTTCTCCGAGCTGAAGGAGGAGCTCCCAGAGGAGTACCACCACCTGATACCTGACGGGGACATCCGCCAGCGCATCGCGTGGATACGGAAGTTCAAGAAGACTGTTGTTGAGAAGGCGGCTCCGAGCGTGGAGACGCCCGCACCGGCACCTGGAAAGAAGAGAAGCGTTGGCGGCGCGGACACACCGCCGGAGAAACCGCCGGGCACGCGCCCGGACGTCGAGAAGATCGAGCAGGCGATCCAGAATGCGAGCTCCCCTGCGGAGCTTGAGGCTATCGTCAGCGGGGTGCAGAGCGCAGTCCGGTGACACCGATACCAATCGAAGGATAAGCTATCATGGCTATCACTGACACTGGGACGTTGACGGGCCTGGTACGGACCGCCTACTCCAAGGCCGTGGAGTTCAGCTTCCAGCCCCAGCTTTACTTCTCGCAGTTCGCGCAGACGAAAAGGTGGGACATCAACCAGGGCGACCCCATGCCGGGGAACGTCGTCACGTTCACGATCTTCAACGCGCTCACGGAGGCAACCGGGGCGCTGACCGAGACTGCCGATCCTACTCCGGAGACGCTGGGCAAGACCCAGAAGTCCGTCACCCTGTACGAGTACGGCAAGCTCATCACCACCTCGCGCAAGCTGCGCACGCTCAGCTTCGCGAACATCGACCTGGCCGTTGGCCGCGTGGTCGGCGACAACATGGGCCGGTCCGTGGACCTCATCGCCCGCGGGGCGTTCGACAGCCAGACCGGGTCCACCTACGTGCTGTACGCGAGCGGCACGAGCGCGACGGACATCGTCGCCAGCTCCACCCTCGCGGCATCGGACGTCCGCTACGCCAGGAACAGGCTCGCGCGGAACAACGTCCCGAAGATCGACGGCAGGTTCTATGTCGCCATCGCGCACCCTGACGTCATCCATGACCTCCGGGCCGAGACCGGCTCCGGCGCATGGAGAGCCCCGAAGGAGTACGTGGACCCGGAAGAGGTCTACAACGGGGAGATCGGGGAGTTCGAGGGGTTCCGGTTCGTGGAGACAACGAACGCGGCCCTCACCTCTGACGGCGCGTCCGGAAGCGTCGACCTGTACACCACGTACTTCGTTGGCTTCCAGGCCATGGCGTACGCCGAGGGCATCCCGCCCGCCATGGGAATCTCGGGACCCTTCGACGCGATGCAGCGCCTGATGCACGTGTACTGGTACGGGCTCTTCGGCTTCGGGGAGCTTCGGCCGGAAGCGCTGTTCAAGGTTTACAGCGCGAGCTCCGTCGGCGCGAACAGCTAAGAGGCTGCGCGTGCCTGATAGTGCCAACATTGGGGGCCGGTCCGCATGGGCTGGCCCCCTTTTGTCTGGAGGTCACCGTGTCCTGGTTCGGGGACGGTGAGCGCCACAGCCGCGCCCGCCACAAGGGCGTGGCCCGCCGGGTCGAGCGGCTGCTCAGGGAGAGGCCCGTCAGGCCCGGCAAGGTCAGGATGGATATAAGGAGAGAGGGAGATGCCCGAAGAGAGCCGCGCGACGGTTAGCGTTGCCATGATCGTGAAGAACGAGGCCGAGACAATCGAGCTGTGCCTGCAGTCGGTGCGGTCGCAGGTGGACGAGATCGTATGCCTGGTGGACGACACCACCACGGACAACACGTTCGAGCTGGCGAGGGAGTACGCCGACGTGGTGGACTACTTCCACTGGGAGGACAACTTCTCCAAGGCGCGGAACGACGCCATCGACATGTGCACGAAGGACTTCGTGTGGGTGCTCGACGGGCATGAGGTGCTGCACCCCGGCTCGCGGCAGGTGCTCGACGACCTGCTGCGCAGGCTGAAGCGCGGCGGCGACCTCGACGACACGGACGTCATCAGCGCGAACATCTACATGAACCCGGAGAACACCGGCGACCTGAGCAAGATGACGCCGAACATATGCTTCCTGCAGCCGAGGATGTTCCGCAACGTTCCGGAGCTCCGGTACAGGGGCCGCGTTCACAACTGGCTCGACACGGATGCCGCCAATGGGCTGAAGCGCCCGGTGTTCGAGTTCGTGATCATCCACCAGCGCACCTCCGAAAATGCCGAGGCCCGGGTGCAACAGCGGCGGGAGATGAACATCGACCTGCTGAAGCTCGACATCGAGGAGAACCCGGAGGAACCGAGGGCCTACTTCTACCTCGCGCAGACGTACATGGAGCTGGACGAGGTCGACTCGGCGCTTGAGTGGTACGGGAGGTACGTCGAGCTGTCGAAGTGGAACGCCGAGAAGGCGCAGGCCATGCTCCAGATGGCGCACCTGCGCGCCCGGAAGGGGGACCCCGACGGTGCGCGGGCGACCCTGCTCGACGCCATGAAGCTCGACTGGGAGAGGGCCGAGATATACATCCTGCTCGGCGACCTCGCCTTCCAGAAAGAGCAGTGGTACGAGGCCGAGCACTGGTACCTCATGGCGAAGGACATGCGGCTGCCTATCAGCGGGATGTTCCTGCACGGTCCCGCGTACTCGTACCTGCCGTACGCCAAGCTCGCCGGCGTCTACTCGCAGGTGCAGGAGTGGTTCGAGGCCGTGAAGAACGGGGAGAAGTCCATCGAGCTCGGGAACACGAACGAGGAGCTGGTACAGAAGCTGCACACGTGGTACGAGCTGATAGGCATAGAGCGCGATCGGAAGAACATAATCATCTATGACAACACGCTGCGGTTCACGTTCATAAAGGACCTGCGCGAGCGCATGAACGAGCGGTACAACACGGCCATCGGCCTGTCGTGGAACAAGCAGGGGCTCTACGACCCGGAGTACAGCCAGTGGGCCGACATCATATGGATGGAGTGGCTCTCTGACGACGCGGTGCGCATGACGAAGTTCCCGAAGCCGGAGCACCAGGTGTGGATCGTCAGGCTGCACGGCTACGAGCTGTGGCGGCCGCACAGGATGCTGAACATCGACTTCAGGAAGGTCGACTGCCTCGTGTTCGTCGCCGAGCACACGCGCAGGCACTTCATGAGCCTGTACGGCGGGTCGCTGCCGCAGGGGTTCAGGACCGAGGTCATACACAACGGCGTCAACGTCGACCAGTTCGCGTTCGCCAGGCGGGAGCACAGCACCAAGAAGAACATCGGCGTCATAGGCGTGTTCACATCGAAGAAGGGCGTGGAGCGGCTCGCCATGGTCATACGGCACTTCGCCAAGCACCGGCCGGAGTACAGGTTCCTGCTCCGCATCGACGTGCCGGAGGTCACGGGGATGGAGTACTTCTCCTTCCAGCACGACCTCGGCGGCGTGGGCAACTGGGAGGTCGTCCCGCGGGTCGAGTCCATGGACGGCTGGATGGAGGACCTGAAGTTCGTCCTGTCCACGAGCAACATAGAGTCGTTCAGCTACGTGGTCGCCGAGGGCATGGCGAAGGGCATCAAGCCGCTGATCTACGACTGGTACGGCGCGCGCGACCTGTGGCCGGACGACCTCATATGGGGCGACTTCGAGGAGCTTGAGGCGCTGGTGGACGGCCCGTACGAGAGCGGGCGGTACAGGAAGTGGGTCGAGGACCGCTACAGCCTGGACATCCAGGCGGAGCGGACGTTCGAGCTGTTCGAGGGGCTGTCTACCGGGAGGGCGGCGAAGGTCGCCGCCGACACGGCCGTCCTCGTCGAAGAGAAGGACGCGCCATGAGCGGGCTCATCACCATAGCCGTGCCGGTGTACAACGAGCGGGCCGACCTGCTGGCGCAGGCGCTCGACTCGTTCGAGGCGCAGACGTACCCGGACGTGGAGGTCATCGTCGTCGACGACGGCTCCACCGACGAGGGGACGCTCGGGGTCATCGAGGAGCACAGCGCGCACGACCGCGTGCGGGTGTTCCGGCGCGAGCGCGACTCCGCGTTCCGGTCCGTCAGCCAGGCCGTCAACGTCGCGCTTGAGAACGCCCGAGGGTCATGGTGGCACCACGACGCGGCCGACTGCTGGCTTGAGCCGACGTGGGCGGCCGACGTGATGGAGTTCATCGCTGGCCGCGAGGACTCGGTCGGCGGGGTGCACACCGACTTCGTGACGCACCATTTCGACGGGCACGAGACGCACCATAGGGTGCGGAACGTCTACGACCCGAAGCTCTCGACGTTCGAGAACTACCGCAGGCACGAGTCGCTCGGCGGCTGGCTGTTCAGGATGGAGAACGCGCGCAGGGCCGGGCCGTGGGACGAGCGGTTCCCACGCAAGCAGACGCGCGAGTGGACGCTTCGGGTGCTGCAGCTCGCCGACCTCGTGTACCTGCCGAGGGAGGAGTGGCACTTCATCTTCCACGAGGCCGACCAGATGAAGCGCAACGCCTCGATCAAGTACCGCGTGCTCGGCGACCTGAAGAACGGGTGGCCGCTGAAGGAGAACATGTCGTGGGCGCTGTCTGACAGGAAGATGACGCTCGCCATGGTCGAGGCGTTCCGGGAGTTCTTCCAGGACGCGCAGTGGTCCCACGAGCGGGAGCACTCCTACCACGCGCTTGAGGTGGCAAGGATAAGAGAGGTCACTGACGGGGAGGCGTCAGAGGACTGGGACTCCCCAGCACCGGTGGAAAAGAACGAGTAGGGGGCGTGTTTTGCGCGCACCAATAATCGGAATCCACATGGGCGTGATCGCCCGCGCGCGGGGGAGCAAGTACGTGCCGTACAGCTCCCGCGTCACCGTCAAGGGTGAGCCGGGCGGTCCGTACCCGCCCGCCAAGAAGCGGAGGAAGAAGGGCAAGGGCCGTGGCTGGCATGGGGACAGCGCCGGGCACCGGGCCGCGGCGCAGAAGCGGAAGATGGGCCGCAGGGCCAGGCGCATGATGAGGAGGCGATGACATGGCATGGCCGCAGACGCACCTGAGCACGGTTGACGAGCTGAAGCGGGACCTCCCCGCGGTGGTGGACGCCTCGATAGACGAGGCGCTGTTGCAGGCGAACATCGAGGACGCGCAGGACGAGGTGTACGATGACCTGTCCAAGTACGTAGACTGGGAGAAGATAGAGGACCTCGACGAGATCCCGCGCGTGCTGAACCGCCTGTGCCGGTACCGGGCGGCGTACCTGACCATCATCAGGCAGTGGCGCAACGACGACTCTGCGCTGCTGAACGACGAGCTCGGGAACAGCATCCTAAAGCACTTCGGCGACCGGTACGACGCGCTGCTGGACAAGATAGCCACGGGGGCGATAGTCATCCTCGACAGCTCGCATGACTCGCTTGAGATGGACGAGGTGCGCGAGCTCGGCCCGGGGAGGATCGTGTGATAAGCGTCGATATAGACCTCCGGGAGTGGGAGGGGGTGTCCGGCAGGCTGTCGGACATATCCGCCCACCCGGAGAAGTACAAGCTGTTCAGCGGCATGGCGAACCTGCTGCTGCGCTCGTGGTGGGCCGAGACCTTCCGGCTCGGCGGCGCGCGGAGGGGGCACCAGGCGTGGGTCCCGCTGAATCCGGACTACCTGGAGTGGAAGATGCGGCAGGGCAAGGCCAAGACTATCATGCAGTACACGGGGGACCTGCTCGGGAGCATCAACTCGGGCGACCCGAGCACCGGCGGGATCATCGATCGGGGCACGTCGTGGCTCGTGTGGGGGACGCAGATACCGTACGCGCGCCACCACCAGGAGGGCGGCACCGTGCAGGGGCGGCCGCCCAAGCGCGAGCTGCTGTTCATCACGGGCGAGGACCGCGACGAGATGCAGCGGTTCACGGCGAGCTTCATTGACCGCGAGCTCGGAACTGCGTAGGATGTAGGCATGGCGGCACCGACACGGCAGTACATGGAGGACGCGCTGGACGAGGTCAAGGACTACCTCGACAGCAACCTCGCCACGTACCTCACCACGGTGAGGACGAACCGGAGCGACACGGACACGCCCGACCCGGCCCTTATCTGCGTCGGGCACAGCGCCAAGAACCTGTACCCGAAGATGGAGCTGCTGCCGGAGAGCACGCCGCACGACTACGGGCCGGACGCCGCGCCGCTGGTCCGCCCGTGGCTGACGCACAACATCATAGTCAGGGTGACGCACCGGTCGACGGCGGCGCAGCTTGTGGAAAAGGCGTTATTGCGATACAGTGAGGCGATGAACCGCCTGCAGGAGGCGGACGACACGTTCGGGGGCGTGTTCGCGTGGATACAGATCGGCGAGGAGGACTACTCGCCGATGATGGAGAACCAGGAGAACAGGGAGGCGCTTCAGGTGCTTCTCGTGCCCCTCGTGTGCAGGACGTTATGAGGAAGAGGTACCCGCGCGGTACGAACACCGATCCAGGACGGGACGGCGACACAAACGTAAACTCCATCTAAGGAGAGGCACAAAATGCCAAGCGTAAACAATATCAAGCTGTCCGTCGGGTTGGAGGCAACGGCCGGGACCGCCGTCAGCATGACGAATGTGGTCCCGATCTCCGGCGTGGTCGCCCTCGACAGGGTGGCTAACACGGGTCCCGACCCCGCCATAGTCGGAAGCAACATGAGCACAGGCGACTACCTGCTGTTCGCGGACGTGGCCGGTGACATCCCGCTGGCCGTACGACCGGTAGGGGGGATGGCGGTCCTCATCAAGTCCCTGCTCGGGACCGAAAACACCGTGCAGCAGGTCGGCGCGTGCATGCGCCTGCGGTATAGCGGCTCAAGCGCGTCGGCGAAGATCGAGGCCGACTCGACGCTGGACGAGCTGCGCTCGTCGGTCGGCGCGAAGGGCTCGGAATCCGCCGACAACAACTTCGGCAACGTGGGCGTCATTGACCTGAGCGCGGCATCCTACGACTCGCTCGGCGAGCTGAAGACCGAGATAGACGCGTACGCGGACTACTCCGCCGAGATCATCTTCGGCGCGACGGACTTCGACGTCTCCACCACGGTCATCTCCGCCACCAAGCAGGGAAAGAACAACTGGGTCTACGTGTGGTTCGACTCCGCGTCGAGCGGCGTCTACCGGCACGAGTTCGTCGTCGACCTCAGCAACACCGAGCGCCCGACGCTCACCATGCAGAAGGACGGATACCAGGACAACTTCCTGTACGCCGGGTGCGTGGTGGACTCCATGAGCCTGTCCGGCGCGCTGAAGGCGATAGTCGAGGGCTCGGCCAGCGTCCTCGGGTTCACCGAGACCGGCGGCAAGAGCGCCATCAGCCTGACGCTTGAGGAGTACGACCCGCTGATCTTCTACAAGGGCGACTTCGCGCTGGGCGGGAACAACTACAACTACACGCGGAACTTCGACCTGTCGATGACCAACCAGCACAACCCGGACGGGTACGGCGGCGGCTCCGTCGACCGGCAGTACCACCAGAAGGGCATGTTCGAGTCCACAGGCACCATGCAGGTGAGGCTCGACGCCACGAGCTTCGCCGAGCGGGCGAAGATGTTCGCCGACACGCAGGTGGCGATCACCCTTGAGCTTGAGGGCAAGGTCATATCCGGCGTCATACCGGAGTTCATGCTCATCGAGCTTCCGTACTGCTCGATAACGGGCTACGAGTTCACCGAGAACACGGGGGTCTTCGACGCGAACATCGCCTTCAAGGCGATATCGCCGAAGGGCACGAGCTACAACGACCCCGTGACCATCACGCTCATCAACGAGGACAGCTCGTCCTACTGATAGGGCATCAGGAGGAGCAGGACCATATGGACAAGTGGGAGACGGCCGCGAGGAAGATCCAGCGGCAGGACAGCTGCGAGCTTGAGTCCCTCCCCGGGGCGCGGATCGTGCGGCGGAAGTTCACGGTCGAGGCGCAGGAGGGGCTTCTCGGCCAGCGCCAGGGCATAGAGCTTGACGAGTCGGGCGTGCCGGTCAACATACAGGAAGGCGAGCTGAGGGCGTTCCACCAGCACGTCATCGTGAACGGGCTCCTGGAGATGTGGTACAAGGACCCGGACGATGGCGACGCCACCGAGGAGCGCGTCGACATATCGGCGGAGGACTTCTTCGACAAGATATCCGCGTACGCGGACATCGAGTCGGAGATGTTCTCGCGCATCCTGGAGTACAACCGCCCTTTAGCGGAGACGAGCGACTCGCCATCGAGGAGTGCACCAAATGGGTCGAGGACGGAGCCAGGTTCCGACCAGGAGAAACCCTCCCCGACGGGAGAGAGCCGCACGCAGAGCTGAAGCGCTGGGCACCGTTCATCGTCGACTGCCTCACCTTCCTGGACGGGGACGGAGCGTTCCGCCACTGGAAGTACCCCGGCTCCTACTCGGAGCAGCCATGGCTCGACATACAGATCTACCAGGTCGTGCGCTCGAAGCACGTCGACATACAGAACAGGCGGCTGAAGGACCGCGTCGGAAAGATGAAAAAACCGGCGCGCCCGGCCGCGCGCCGACCACCACGTCACCACTACCGCAGGAGGTGACCCATGCCGCGTGACGTCAACGTGGGGGTCATCCTCCGCGGCAAGGACCGGGCGTCCGACGACGTCAGGAAGGTGGACAAGTCCTTCGGAAGCCTGAACAAGACGGTGGTCAGCGGCGTAAAGAAGTACCTCGCCATAGGGACGGCCATATACGGGGTGAAGAAGGCCATCTCGATGGCCCTTGACAACGCATCCTACGCTGCGAACGTGCAGCAGGTCAGGATGTCGTTCGAGTCCATCGCGGAGCAGGCCGGGAACTCCGCCGATGCCATCCTGAAGAGCATGCGGGAGATGTCCGGCGGCACCATAACGGAGCTGGACATGATGCTCGCCGCTAACCGCGCGGCGCTGCTCGGGCTGCCGGTCGACAAGCTCGACCAGCTCATGCAGATAGCGCGGGCGTCCGCCACGGCCACGGGCGAGTCCGTGCAGCAGATGTTCAACGACATCGTCACCGGCATCGGCCGGACCAGCCCGATGATCCTGGACAACCTCGGCATCACGGTCAAGATAGGCGAGGCCACCAAGGCGTACGGGGAGCAGATAGGCAAGGCGGCGAACCAGCTCACCGGAGCGGAGAAGCAGCAGGCACTCCTCAACGCCGTCCTCGCGCAGGGCGAGACCATCATGCGCAGGGTCGGTGAGGCGGGCCAGCAGATAACGGCCGCCGAGCGGCCGCAGATGCTCACGGCCGCGTGGGCCGACCTGCGGGCCGAGCTCGGGAAGCGCCTCCTCCCTGTCTACGTCAAGCTCAGCGAGTGGGGCACGAAGATAGTACGCGGCCTCCTGCCGTACGTGTCGCAGATGCCCGCCGTATTCAAGGCGGTCGGGGAGATCGTGCAGCGCATCATGAAGCTGACATTCTCGGGCAAGGTGATAGCGAACGCCATAGACTCCATGGCCAAGCGCGTCGTTGACGCCATGGCGCTGGCCGCCGAGTTCATACCCAAGATTTTCCTTGAGGCGTTCGCCGTGATAGCCGAGGAGGGGCCGGGGTTGCTGTGGGCCGCGATAAAGCAGGGGTTCCTCGACAGGCTGTCCACGGCGTGGAACGAGTTCACGAAGATATGGAAGATAGATACCAAGGCGGTTGAGTCTCCTGACATGGTCTCCGACCAATGGAAGAAGGCGCTGGAGGATGCCGCCCCGCGGTTCAAGTCCATCGTCGACAACTTCCTGCAGTACATGAAGCAGACCATCGTCGCCACAGGGGAGATGGCGTCGAGCATGGTGGAGCCGTTCAAGGATGACGCGCTGCTGAACGAGCTGATAGACAAGCTCAAGGCGCTCGGTGAGGAGGCCGAGGAGGTCGGGGAGGAGATCGGAAGCAACCTGCGCACCGGCATAGAGAACGGCCTGAAGGACCTGACGCTGCCCGCCGAGATCAAGAAGCTGTGGGACCAGACCGAGGAGGCCGCGCTGCTTAAGCTTGAGGCGTCGCTTGATGGCGTGGTCAAGCAGGTCGGGCTCGTTAACGAGGAGCTCAACAACATACTCGCACTCGACGCCAAGCTCAGCGCAGCGGACGAGGAGACGGTGGCGAACTACAGGGAGCAGCTCCGGCAGTTGAACGCCGTCAAGGACGTGCTGTGGGGCAAGATACTTGCCATAAAGATGCGGCAGAACGAGGAGGACAACCGCCACATCAAGGAGTGGGCACGTCTGCAACGCAGTGCCTACGAGAACGAGATAGCGGACATCCGGGAGAGGGCCGCCGAGTTCGTAAGCGCCGGTGTGTCGTACCTGGAGGTGGAGAAGTGGCGCGAGGGCGCCATCGACGCCGTCAACAAGAAGCGGGAGGAGGAGCTCGCGCTTCTTGAGGCGCAGCGGAACGAGGCAGAGCGCCTGGCCACCATCGAGGAGACGCGCACCGCGCTTGGACCGGCGATAGGGGCGGCCGAGGCGTTCGCCGGGACGGAGGTGGGCAAGGCGACCGGCACGGCCGAGGCGCTCGGAACCGGGCTGACCGTCGGGTTCGACGAGCAGCTCCTGACCGGGCTCGCCGACTTCGCGCTGAACATGGACGTGGTGAACGCCATCCTGAACCCGGTGAGCGCCGGGCTCGGCCTCCTGCAGCAGGCCATCGGCTGGCTGGTGGCGCAGATCAGCGGCGCGCTGACCGAGACCGAGACGTGGAAGGTGTTCCAGGAGGGCATCAAGACGTTCTTCTCGCAGATAGTCGTCCCGCTCGCCACGGCGATACAGCCGCTGCTCGTGTTCTTCCAGCAGCTCCTCTCGGCCATCGCGCCGTACCTCGTTGCCGCGTTCAACATGCTCGGCGAGCTCATGAAGAGGCTCCAGCCGCTGTGGGACGCGCTGGCGCTCGTGCTTGAGTCGGTGTTCAAGCTGTTCCTGTCCATACTGCCTGTCATCTTCACGTTCATATCTATAATAGGCAACATCCTCGCTCCGATCTTCGCGGCGCTCGCACCGGTGATCGACGCCATAGGCAGGATATTCGAGGCGCTGTCTCCGGTGATCAACACCGTGATGTCTGTGCTGGGCGTGTTCGGTACGCTGATCGGGGGCGTGGCGGCAACGCTCGGCTGGCTCGCCACGAAGATACTCGCCCTCGGCGAGGTCATCCTGTACGCCATCACCTTCCAGTGGAAGAAGATCGAGGACGTAGACTGGGGCGAGTCGTTCAGCGAGGCGCTGGACGAGATCGTGGTCGAGTCCGTCGAGAATGTGGCGTTCGACGTTGCTGGGGCCGGGTTCACCGACTTCGGTCCGAGCGGCGACCTGTTCGGACCCGGTGCCGAGGACTTCGCGCCGTTCGGGGAGGAGCCAGCCCCCACCATCGTCGGCGGGGAGACGACGATACAGCGCGCGCCGGAGTTCCACATATACCAGACCTTCGAGGGTCCGATAGTCGGGGCGTCCGGCATGGCCGAGGTCGGCGAGTTCATGGTCGAGGCCGTAGAGGACTACCTCGGTCAGGGCGGCGTGGTAGAGTGGCTGGAGGCGCCCGCGACATGACGTACTTCGTTCCCGCGTCCAGCGGGTTCCAGGCGGCCGTGCAGGACAACACCGAGCCGCGCACGTGGAAGATCCTCATAGACACCAACGATGACGACACCCTCGACGACGTCACGCAGTACCTCTACGGCAACAGCGTCAACGTCAGCGGGACCGGCGGAAGCTTCCACTCGAAGGCCATGTCGAGCAGCGCCCAGGTGCTGCTCCGCAACTCCGGCGGCTGGTTCGACGAGGGCGACCACGCCGGGGCCAAGGCGGCCATAGAGGTGACTGTCGGCACCGGGAACGAGTACATACGTATCTTCACCGGCTACGTGGACGAGAAGGGCGCGCAGCGGAAGAGGCGCGCGATCAGCGAGGACGTAGTGCAGTTCACGTTCGTAGACGCCACGAAGATGCGCGGCATGCGGGCGAGGCTGGACCCGGCCATCTACGTCGGGTACAGCCTGTTCGACCCCAGCGCGACCGGGACGTCGCTCATGCACAAGTTCGCCAAGACCCTTGGCGTGACGGCGGGCTCCATCGTCGGCACGGCCGTCAACCACACGAAGGACTACATGCCCGTCAGGGGCGACACCGAGGCGTGGCGCGAGATGCAGAAGATACAGGCTGCGTACCTCGCGCACATGGGCTTTCGGTACGACGGCAAGCTCGTCTTCGACAGCTACTTCGCCACCGGGTGGTCGTCGCCGTCGAGCGAGTGGACGCTCGACACGGACAACATCCACTCGTGGTCCGGCTCGTACAGCAAGGTCCGGTGCAACAGGGCGCGGCTTGAGTTCTCCGGGTACGAGCAGCTGCCGACGCAGGTCATCTACAAGAACACCACTAACTACGACACGACGTACAACCGCATCAGCATCAGGCTCGCGAACAACGAGTACTGGCCCGGCCCTAACCAGGACGACGTGGCGCAGCTCAAGTACAAGCTCCCGACCAGCTCGGAGGAGATCCCCATCGGCCTCAGCATACAGACGCCTACCATAGGCGCGTACAGCTCCGGAAGCGACATAGAGGCCACCGGGGCGGGCACGCCGACCATCATCAGCTTCAACGGCTCGACCGACGCGACGCAGCAGAACCCGGACAGCTCGGAGATCATACTCCAGAACCAGTCCGGCGGCCACATAACGATCACCAAGCTAACCGTCCAGGGGATACCCGTCAGGGTGTCTGAGAGCAACACCATCGAGCACACAGACGCGACCGTATCCGACGAGTGGGACTACGTGGACAAGTCGGTGGACGGCACGTACGCCGCGAGCGTATCGCAGGCCGAGACCACCGTCCAGCGGTGGGTCGAGTTCGGGAAGGACCCGAGGAAGGTGTTCAGCGTCATCACCGACTTCCTCCCGCAGGTGCAGCCGGGCGCGGTCGTCCAGTTCAACCCGGAGGCCGGGATCAACCTCGCATGCTGGGTCGAGAGCTTCAAGCACACGGCACGCGGGCCGATGGGGAGGTGGAAGACCTCCCTCGGGCTCATCGAGAAGGACAGCTTCACGGCCACGGGCTCCCCGATAAGGTACGCCAAGCACAGGTCGAGCAGCAGGACCGTGGACCACGAGTTCGAGGCGCGGCCCACGGACGAGCAGATGATACTGTACGGGGAGGACCTTGAGGTCCACCTGCCGTTCGACCACGGCTCCGGGCTGCGCGCCGTGGACACCTCTGGCAACGACAACCACGCCACGCTGTCCGACGAGGCATGGGCCGCGGGCCTGGCCGGGTACGCGCTGGACTGCGACGCCACCGACCACGCGGACCTCGGAAGTGTCATCAGCCCTATGACGCAGATCAGCGTCTCGTGCTGGGTCAAGGGCTGCGACGGTAGCTACGATCAGGCATTCGTGAATAACCATGGGTCGGGCGGCACTGATCAGTTCTTCGTATTCGGGACGACATCCACGTTCTCCTACCACCTGTATCTTACCTTGGATGACGGGACCACCGCCGAGTCGAAGGATGGCGGAGCCGCGATCCCTGATTCGGGCTGGCATCATGTCGGGTTCTCATACGACGCATCGTCAAAAGCCTGGGTGATCTATCTCGACGGGCAGAAAGTCGCCAACGGAACATATGGCGGTGGCACTGTCGATCTGACCGAGCGGACGATCAGGATCGGCGCCAGACGCAGCGACGCATCCTTGAAGACGCAAGGTCGGATCGACGAGGTGCTCATCTACAGCCGGATACTGTCCGACGGCGAGTTCCGGGCGCTGTACGTGAACCCGACCGGGGTGCCGACCACAGAGATCGTCGAGGCCAACGTCGGTGACGACGCCGTCACCGCGCGGTCCGTGAACGCCAACGACTTCGTCCGGGCCGTGGACTTCTCCGACCTGGCGCTGTACCACAGCTTCGACCACGAGACCGGCAAGCACGGGGGTTGCTACCATTTCGACGGCTCCAGCGGCACGTTCTACATAGGCGACCACGCCGACATCGACTTCGGCACAGGCGCATTCACGATCCTCTTCTGGTACAAGCCGGACGACACGCCCGGCGCGAACGAGCAGCTGTTCAAGAAGCGCGCGTCAGGGGCGGGCTACACCTGTGAGGTGTACACGTCGCTGAAGCTCCTATGGTACATCAACGACGGTACCGCGCACAGTTTCGTGACCGACCTCACGGTCACCGTCGGGCAATGGAACCACCTCGCGTTCGTTCGGGACTCATCCGGCAACATGTACGCATGGATCAACGGGGTGAAGGACACGGGAACCGCCGTCGCCACGGGCAGCGTCACGAACGCTCAGGACCTGCACTTCTTCTCCGACAACGGCGCTTCGCAGTACGTGGACGGCTCCATCGACGAGCTGTGGATTTTTGGCCGGGCGCTGAGCGAGGCCGAGATCAAGTTCATGATGACCAACCCCGGCGGGATGGTGCCGAACACCGTCGGGGCCGAGCAGGTGGTGTACGAGGCGCTGAGGGCGGCGCACGTCGAGGCGTCCGAGTGGATCAGGAACGAGAGCGATGAAGGACGTAGCCCCGACGCATGAGGCAGGCCGCGTGGGGAACGCCTATCACTTCGACGGCTCGTCGCAGTACATGACCATCCCGCACCACGCAGACTTCAACTTTGGCACTGGAGATTTTAGTATCGCGCTATGGGTGTATCTCGATGACACTCCTACAGCTAACGAAACGTTTGTCTATAAGTGGAATACGGGTGAAGGGGCGATCAAGATTCGTACGGACAGTGGCCTTAACCTGCGCGCCTACGTCGGGACCGCAGCTTCATACACCGGACTTGTAGACACTGAGGCCATGTCGACCGGAACCTGGTATTTCGTCACGCTGGTCCGCGAAAGCGGGGCAATACGGCTGTACAAGAATGCTGTTCTTGTGGACTCGGATTCAGATAGCGGCGACGTCAATACAAGCACCGACCTGAACATCGCACGCGGTGCCGGTGGGGCGGAGCTGTTTGATGGCCTCATCGACGAGCTGTGGATTTTTGACCGGGCGCTGAGCGCGGCGGAGGTGAAGAGCTTGTACACAGCTCCGCTGTCCTTCACCTCCTACATGGTGGACTCCGCGCAGCTCAGGGCCGACCAGATCAAGAGCGAACACATAGACGTCTCCTCGTTCCTGTCGGTCCCGAGCGATGAGGACCTGAAGCTCTACTACAGCTTTGACGACGACGGGCTCGCGGACGGGGACACCGTGAAGGACCAGTCGCCCGCCGAGAACGACGGGACGCTGACGCTCGGTGCCGGTGGCGGCTTCACAGACGGGAAGGCCAACGCGGCCATGGACTTCGGGGGCTCCCAGGACACCTACGTCACCGTGATGTCGGACGGCAGCGGCTCGGACTTCGCGGTCCAGTCGTTCTCGATAGCGTGCTGGATATACATAACGTCAATCGAGAATTACGCGATCATTTGGAGCTACGACTACACGTCACACGCCACCCCGTACTATGCGCAGCATCTCCGGGTGGAGGAAAGTGGCGGTCAGGGAAGGGTCATTTTCTATTGGAATGATGGCAGCGCGGCTCAAAATGTGTCGTCAGATTATGGAACCATCTCGCAGGACACTTGGCACCATGTCTGTGTGACGTTCACCTCCGGCTCGCAGGAGATATGGATCGACGGAGTCCTGGCTGAGTCGAAGACCAACACGGACACCATCACCTACTACGCACAGGAGATATGGGTCGGCCGGGCCAACTTTTCTGTCACAGATGAGCTGATCCTCGACGAGCTCAGGTTCTACGACAGGGTGCTGACTCAGAAAGAGATCCGCTCGCTGTACCTGAATCCGGGCGGCATGGTCCACGGGATGGTGGCAACCAGGCACCTGGTGGCCGACCTGATAACGGCGAACGAGATAGCCGCCGACGCGGTCGAGGCAGACAAGATCAAGGCCGAGGCCGTGCTGGTGGAGAAGCTGAACGTCCTCGCCCGCGACCTGGTGAACAACGTCACGTATTCAGGGCATCTCGGCGGGTGGGGGCAGCACGACGATGATGGGACGAACAACGGCACCACAGCGCTGAGCGTCGTACCCTTAGTCTATGGGAGCCAGACGGTCTACGCGGTCCGGCTCTCCGATGACGGGACGTGGGCGGCCAGGCTGAAGAGCTTCGAGGTCAGCCACGGGAAGGTATACAAGGTAACCTTCGCCGGGAAGGTGTCGAGTGCTGCGTACTCCGGATACGTCAACGTGCTCGCCTACAGCTCGTTGCAGGAGGGGGCTGAGTCGGACGGCAGCCTGCACACAGGTAACTACAACGTCACACCGTATGACAGCAGTCGGACTGCGGGTACACCAGCAGCCACGGACGTCGAACTGAGTAGAGACAAGAGCACGTCGTTCGTCGAGCACACGGCCTACATAATCGGCTACGGGCGCAGCATCGACGATTGCCCTGCTGTCAGCAACACGGATGATAAGTTCATATACCTGTCCGACTCACGCACGAAGTACGTCAGCTTGGAGATGCACGCCGCGTTCTCGGGGTCCGGGACGTTCGACATAGTCAACATGTCGGTGGTCGAGCTCGGCACCGGGCAGATCGTTGCCGAGAACATCGTCGCCGAGACGATCACCGCCGACGAGATCGCCAGCAGCACGCTCACGTCGAGGACGCTCCTCATCGGCAAGGACAACAACATCTACGACTACGGCGACGACATAGGTGACAGCGACGAGTTGTTCCTGCACGACCTGACCTGCCTGAGCTCCAAGGGGCGCGTGCCGGAGGAGAAGTCGATCACCCCGGCACCCCGTGCGAGCTACGACAGCGACAACACCGAATACGAGAACCCCGAGGCGATGATGTGGGACGACATCGCCGGGGACCCGCGGGCCGACGGGATAGGCTTCTGGCGCTCGACGACCAACATGATCGACGAGCCGTTCGACTACGCGGCCGCCTTCACGGAAAGTAATATGTACACGATCACGGAGGCGACGTTCAGGTTCCAGAACCACACGTTCTGGACGTTCATGGCGAACAGCACGTCCACCTCCTCGGCGTCCCACTACTTCACGTTCAGCAGCAGTGACGTCGCAGTAAGGATGATCATACGGAAGGGCCAGGTGTCCGGCACGACGAACGTCAGGATGTACCGCACCACCGGGGCGCTGAAGGCCGGGGTGAACATCACGTGGACCTCCGACACGGTGGCCCTTGTCACGCCGACCACCTACACGTGCGAGATCATCGACGCGATCTGGCACGAGAGCGGCGAGCTGGTGGAGATCGCGCTCAAGTTCGGCAGCATCACGACAGGCGACGGGACGGTCAGGCTGATCATCTACCCGGACAGCTCCGAGGCGGACGGCGACTACGTCGAGGTGGCGGCGGTCCAGGTCGAGGAGCAGCCCCACCCGACCCCGTACACGCCGTCAAACCGAGATGTGTCGGCACTGTGGTACAGGTACGAGTGGGCGCAGGCGGGCTCCATCGAGCTGCGGGTGCGGATGCGCTGCAACTATGACGGTGTCGGGAACCAATACATAGTGAGCGACTATGACTCTGTCAACAACTACTCCGGGCAGACGTACGCGCTGATCCTGCGCTACGCCGGGTCCGCGCACAAGTTCCAGTTCGTGATCCGCGGAAGCACCACAACCGTGACGCTGACAGCCGGATGCAACGGGTCCGGGGTGTGGGCCTCAGGCAACACGTTCGCCGACAACACGTACCTGCACGACTGGATACACATCAAGATCACGTGGGACATCAGCAACGACAACTACTACCTCGACATCAACGGTACCAACATCGACAGCGAGACCGCTACCGACGTCGGAACGGTTGTCTTCAACCCGAACCTCTCAGTGGGCTCGATCCCGCTCTATTCCGCCCCCTCCAACTTCACTATAGACGGCGAGATATGCGACATGCTGATACTCGCCACGGCCGACAGGACGCTCACGCACGGGGCGGCGACCCTCCCGTGGGTGCAGAAGACGCTGGCGAACACCGGCCGGGGCGTCGCCATCGACGAGAACGCCATCAGGCTGCTGAGGGCGGAGATCGCGCAGCTCGACAAGAAGATGCGGTTCATCGACGTGGGGACGCAGGGCATCCGCGCGGTGGACCGCGCCGGTCACGTCATCCACGACATAGTCGACCAGGCGATGCTCGCCGGCCATGAGTACCTCGGGCACCTGTACTTCTTCAACACCGACAGCGGCACCACCACCGACTACCGGATCTACAACGGCACGCCCACCATCGGTTCTTGGACACCGTGCGGCGTCGTCACGCTCGGGATCGAGAACGTCAAGGGGGTCTACTTCAAGGTCTACATAGACATCGTCGAGGCTACCGCTGGGACGGTATCAGGCATGCACATAGCGTTCAGGCCGAAGGGATCGAGCTGGGGGTACCTTACCAGCGAGCTATCCCCGATGGTCCACGTGTACGCGGACATGACCTCCGCCACGATTGACGGGCTGCGAATGGTCGGAGAGGTGATCTGCCCGGTGGGCACCGACGATGAGGTGGAGTTCCGGGCCGGGACGTCGACCTCCGGGTCCGACACCATCACCGTTGCCATCACGCAGATGGGGGTCTTCGCATGATCTACGAGCTGCAGACCCGGACCATCGACGGCGTTGATTACTACTGCGGGACGGTCATCAAGCGCGAGACCGGGACGCCCGACTCGCGAACCTACAGTACGTCCTTACCGACAACCCGGACTATGACCCGGAAGCAGGCCCGTCGAGGGAGAACCGTCCGTATCTGATAGCGCTGCGGCCGCAGGCACCGGCGAAGGAGCGGGTCGACGCGAGGAATGAGGCGCGGCAGGCGAGGTCCATCGCGAACGCCGTTCCGTACGCCCGGCTCGTGCGGGCGGTGTGCGACCTCGCGGGCGGAGACTCGACGGAAATCGACCTCATACGGGCTGAAATAGACAGGATCGTTATTGAAGTGGAAAATACTTTGTGAGAAAACGCGGTATTATATACGTAGGGGGATAAATGATATGATCAGACTGTGGTTCATCGTGCTGACGTTCGCGCTTGAGCTCGGCGTGTCTTCCGAGCAGTCCGCCGTGTACACCGACGCCGCGATACCGGATGAGGTGGCCGTCAGGGGCAACATCAACCTGAACTCGCTGCTGAAGAACCGCGAGTTCGTGTCGTTCAAGTCCGGGTACGCGCTGCTTGAGGCGGACGTGTGGCTGTGGGACATGGTGTACATGGGCGGCGGCGTCAAGACGTCGTTCATGAGCCTCCCTGAAGCGGGAGAAAGGAGCTGGCTGGGGATCGGGTTCAATCCCCTGGATGCGTCGTACATGGTACGGGCAGGTGCCAAGTTCGGAGCGATTGACATAGGGTTCAGGCATGTATGCCTGCACCCGGCCGCGCCGTATTTCTACGACACCCTGCCGTCGTTCGCGTTCGACGCCGGGTTCGAGGAGCTGTACATCCGCATCGAGGGGTAGGGTTTATGGACGGAAAATCTCAGGATTCCCCGGATTGCGTTCCGACCATGTTCAGCGCAGTATGCCAACCGTACATGGACGGGATGAAGAGGGACATCATCGACTCCGTGGCTGGCCTACGCGAGGAGAGCCGCATATCGAGCGAGGCCTCACGCGACGCGATAGCTGAGGTGCACAACAGGATCGACAGGATGCTTGAGGTGCACATAATTCCGATGGCGAACAAGGTCCACAACGGGTTCGGCGACGAGATATCGAGTGTGAGCAGGCGGCTCGACCGGGTGGACCGGCGCGTGTGGTGGCTCGTGGGCACGATGTTCACGCTGCTGCTGACGGCAGTCGGCATACTCGCCGCCGTGCTGAGGGGGGCCAGATGAAACCGACGCCGAAGCAACTCCAGGAGCGACGGGCGAGGTGGCTCATGCTGCGGTGGCAGCACGCCCGCCTGTGGGCGGTCAGCACGGTCGGTGCGGCGCTGACCGTGCTCCTGCCGGGGCTGAGGGACGGCGTGGCCGGAGTGACGCTGCGCGTGCCGACGGCGCTTGAGTGCGCGGGCGCGCTCGCGATCACGTTCGTCGCGCTGCTGCTCGACGAGGGGTGGGGCGGGAACAGGCTCACGAGGAACCCGCAGGTGTGGCGGAGGAAGATGAAGCACGCGCTCCTCACCGGGATCGCGGCCGAGTCCATGGTAACAAGACTGATAGGCGGAGGCTGACATGCGCAGCTACGACATGGCAAAACAGACGAACCCGGACCACCTTGAGCCCATACGAACAGACGGGTGCCTGTTCATGAGCCTGGCGTCCATCGCGGTCGACTACGCCGACACGATGCTATACCCGGAGGACATCAACGAGCTGTTCTGGTACGTGACGCCGTGGCACATGCGCGACGGCCTGCACGCCAGGGAGGACCGGTGCCTCGTGCTCGACCATCCGGCGATCATACGGGCGGCGCTCAGGATGCTCCTGACCCCCAACGAGATGCCCGTCGTGGAGTACGTGTTCCGCGACGATGAGGACGCCTCGAAGTGCTTCGGTGACGTCCGGGACAAGGAGCGGTGCACGGCGTTCATCACCGAGGTCCAGATGACCGGCTACACGCATTTCTTCCGCAGCGACAAGGACTGCAACGTGGTGTACAATCCCGGCAGGTCGTGGAGCAGGGAGATAGTCTCCTACAGAGGATACTATCTGGGGGTTGAGTGATGGTCGGTTTCCTTGAGGAGGCCGAGGGCGTCCGCAGCGCCGGTAGGCTCATATCACTCATGGCCGCGGCACTCGGCATCGTCATAGTGCTGTTCGCGCTGGTGCTGATAGCCGTGGACTTCGCCGGTGACGCCGCGCAGGTCGGGCAGCTCATCGGGCTCGTCGCCCTCGGCATAGGCGTGTTCGGCTCCGGCGAGGCGCTGAAGGCGACGCAGAAGATGACCGAGAGGAGGGACCGATGAGCGGCCGACCGTTCAGGCTGACGGTGAAGCGGCCGCGCGACAGCTCGCAGGGCTACTCGCTCGCAATCATCGAGTACGGCGAGCGGGCGTTCCCGCTCGCGGCCATAGGCGACATGCACTGGGGCGCGCCGACCTTCGACCAGCGGGCGCTTGAGTCGACGCGCAAGTGGATAGCCGACAACGACAGCGCGTGGGTCGGGATGGGGGACTGGATCGAGAACGCGAACAGCCGGAGCGTCGGAGCCGGATGGGCTGAGCAGGTGTCCCCGCCGCAGACGCAGATGCGGGAGGTCGCAGAGTTCCTTGAGCCGATAGCGCACCTGTGCGTCGGCGCTGTCAGGGGTAACCACGAAATCCGGACCTGGAAGGACTGCGGGATCGATCCCATGTCCTGGATCTGCGGCGAGCTTGAGATACCGTACTTCACCGAGGAGTTCTACGGCATGTTCTCCGCGCCGCGCCTCGGGGCGGTGTCCCTGTACGCGGCGCACTCCACGACGGCGAGCAAGACCCCAGGCCTGTCGATGAACGTCCTGGAGCGGGACGTCGCGAAGTGGGCGCACACCGACATCATAGCCAAGGCGCACTCGCACGACACGGACTACCAGGTGCGCGAGTGGATAGAGGTGGACAAAGGGAACCACAACGTCAGGCGCGTCAGGGGGTACTACTGGCTCACGGGCCACTACCTCGGCCGACCGGATAGCTATATCGCCAGAAGGATGGCCGGACCGAAGCCGCTGGGCACCGTCGCGCTGCGCGTGAAGATCCTGGGCCACAGGATGACGCACGTGGTGCCGGAGTATATAATGGAGAACGGAGGCAGGCAATGAAACGGCTGCTAACAGTGGCCGCGCTGGCCGCGCTGTGTGCGTTCGTATGGGCGGTGCCAGCCGGTTTCGAGGACGTGAACGTCAACGACGGGAAGTGGGACTACTACGCGCTCGTGTGGGGGACCACCGAGCCGGGGACGCGCGTCGCCTTCATAGGGTCGGTCCAGGACGTCCAGCCGAACGCGGAGGAGGGCGTGTGGGCCGTGTTTATCGGGACCACGCACTGGGTGCCCGAGCGGCTGATGTACACGAAGTCCACGGTAGTAGTCGAGTTCGCTGAACGCCCGCGGGGCGTCCGTGACGGTGACAGGGTCATAGTGTACGCGCTGTACCGGATGGTGGTCATCTTCAACGGCTACCCGATCCCGCTCATGGACGGCGTGGAGATGGCGCACAGGAGGGTTCCGGGAACTGGGACGAGCAATGCCGCAGAGACGGGGATGTGACCATGAACACGAACATCGGAACCGCCATCCACCAATCCCCGCAACACCGGATGGACGATCTTGATAAGCTCCAGAAGCCCGTCGCGGTAAGGTGCGCGGTCAATGGCAGATGAACGAGTGACCGTGCTGTCGGCGGTGAGCATGGACGCGGTGGTCAGCTCGCCAGTCGAGCCCACCCTTTCTGTCTCGTCACCCGTGACGACCGCGCAGCAGGTCGACACCAAGATCGCGGAGGACTACGTAGATGAGTAGCATATACGTCGGGCAGACGGCGCTCACGTTCCAGGTGCGCACGGGCATCCCGCTGACGAACCTGAACACCGGGTACCTCGTGTACGGCAAGCCGTCGGGAGCGACCGGCGCCTGGCAGTGCTCAGTGAGCGACGTGACGAACGGATACCTGACCTACGGCGTGCGGTCGTCCACGGACCTCGACGAGCCGGGCAAGTGGGCCATGTGGAGCCGCTGCGTGTTCAACGACGGCACGCGGGCGCTCGGGGACGTGGACGAGGTGTACGTCAAGCCCAAGCCCACCGGGCCGCGCTGACGGCCTAATTCGGCCACATAGGGTACGATTTTCCGCCACCCTGGCGGGCGGCTGAGAAAAAATCTTCCACATTTCGGGCCGATTTCCAGCTAAATCCTTACCATACAAGCAATTATCTTTCGTAGAAATATCGAAAAAAAGTGAATAATTTTCTTGACTACTGGGTAATATAGATGTATACTGTAAGCAAGTAAATAAGAAAAAGTAATTGTTCATTGACATACAGAGCAGCTGCAGCAGACCTTAGCCGGGGGAACGGCTATCGGGGAGACGGACACGATACTTCGATCCGAGGACGGTCGGATGGTGGCTGCCAGAGAGAAGGAGATGACAGGGAAGCAGGCGGGATGCCTGCCGGGAAGCGTCGGCCAGCGGCCGACAGCACGAGTACCGAATGAGGGCGAAGCGAAAGCCCGGAGGAAGGTTCCCTGTTCCGAAACCTCAAAATGGGACGGTCGGCTGCTGCCGACCGGTGACTGCGGGCGACCGCAGTCCTGCTTCCGGGCGACCGGAAGCGCGGCGCGGACTTCGAGGGCCGCGCAAGGGTCAAACGGTCGTGGATGCTGGCAAGGGCGGCCGGGCTGAGGCCCGGCGATGCGGGTGCAAATCCCGCTCACGATCTTATCGCACCGAAGGCGTGGGAAGAACGGTCAAAAAGCCTACACGCTTAGGCGGCACACCGAGAGGTGGCCCGGTTCGAGTCCGGGCGGTGCGGCTACCCCAGCTCATCATAGAGGAGGATGCCATGATGAGACAGCATTTCGTAACCGCTTCCGAATCCGACTTCAGCGTCCGACCGGTACTGGTCGAGGACGCGAAGTCAGACCTGGTGCTCGTGCGCTACATGGCGCACGACAGCGACGGCAAGCCGGTCGTCGACACCGGGAAGACCGAGTGGGTCGAGCACAACAGGATGCTCACCAACTCCTGACCCGACGGGTGCCGGGCCGCTCCGGCACCCCATACCCCATTATATAGGAGATGAAACGATGACAGCAGTAAGAACGACAGCTAAGCGCACCATTGCTATGACTCGTGACAAAGAGGACGCTTGGAAATTCGCGTCGGCGATGATCGGCGCACTGTCCGGCGGGCGAAAACGGTTCTGGAGGAAGGTCCGATGGGACGTCACCGAGAACTACGCCACGATAGTGAGGTCGCTCAGCGATCAGTAGAGCGACAGACCCAGCCGGGCTGAGGCCCGGCAGACCCCAGTTTTTCGAGGAGGATGACATGAAGCACTACAGGATCGAGGGCAAGGTCGACGGAACCGACTGCGGCGTGTACGACGGCGAGACGGCCGAGGATGCCGTCAAGGCGATGCTCAAGGATGCCGGTTCGAAAGCGGAAGAACCGAAAATGGGCCACTGGATAGTCACCGAGACCACCGTCTACGGCCCTCTCGACGAGTACTACGGGGTGTGGCCTGACGCCTGGCTGACCATCGAGCAGCTCCGTGCAGCCTACGATTACATGGGCTGGGAGCACGATTTCCGTGAGGAGCCTGCAGGGACTTTCGGACCTCAAGCCTGCATCGTGGACTACCTCAGGGACCGCGCCGTGGTGGCGGTTGCTGTCGAGTAGCTAACCAGACCCGGCCGGGCTGAGGCCCGGCGTATCCCAGTTTTTCGAGGAGGGTAAACGGATGACGAAAGAGGAAAGGCACGAGGCAATCAAGGCGGCGGTAGCGAGGTTCAGATCGGACGGTGTCTATACCCCGTCGGGCAATGATGGTGTCGTGCACTTCCAGGACCTGGTGATGCAGCAGACCACGGAGGAGCTCGCGGAGTTCGAGGCGGGGCTTGACAGCGGCGAGAGGGACGACTTCCTGTGGGCCGCCGTCCAGACGCTCAGCATGGACACGTTCAGCATGATCGTCAGCATGGCCGCGTCAAGGATGGCAAGGGCCGAGGTAGAGCACGCCACCGGCGAGCTGGAGAAGGCACTGGAAGTGATCGACGAACTGAAGCGCAAAAGGGACCTGTGGAAGGAGCAGGCCCAGGACCGCGAGAGCAGGCTCAGCACGCAGTCGAAAGAGGTCAGGATGCTGAAGGATTCGCTGAAGGAGCTCCAGGACTGGTACGACCAG